AACGATGTGAGAGACGCATTTCGGCACCTCGTCTACTATCTCGTTCATGAGCTGAAACACAAGTGGACACTCGACAACGGGTGGCCTAGATAGCGAAAACCCCTCTGCTAGGAAAGGAGAACTAGCAGAGGGGTTTTCTGTGCCTCACACCCAACAACACTCACACGGAGGTGAATAATTGTCACCGACTAGTGTAGCACATCAACCGATCTTTGTCGCCTGAATGGTCAGGCCACCCCAGCCAAGGTTCGTGCTCTGGTCGATTTGCAGCCTAATAGACACTGACACTTCCTTGCCGGGGGTATCAACGTACTTAGCAATAGGGCCAACATGAACGAACATGACATTCTTATCATGGCCGTACGTGTTGAAAACACCAACATTATGTTCCTTGCCGTCAATCATCATAAAGACGTTGATATAGGCACTATTAGCGTTATAGTCATTGGTCATGGTGATCTGACCCGAGATCAGCCACAAACCAGCCTTCGACAGACGGATATTACGGCTAACGCGTGCATTAGCACCATCAGTAGTATAGCGGCGGTAATCAGCAAACGAGGCATTTTCGTTCACGTAATCCGTTTCGACAGCACCACCCCAAATCTTAGTGAGCTGACCGTTGCTGTTAATCAGCATCTCCTTCGTGTCCTTACGGTAGATAAGGACATCATAGTTGCCAGCCCCAGCCTTACGGATAGCAGTCAGCTTAGTGTCATAATCACTCGCATTGTTAGCGATAATGACACGGCCCTTCTGAAGCTGCTTCACAACATCAGAAACAGAATTGAAACCCAAGTTCATGAAAACAGGCCAACTCTGAATAATATCAGAATCAGAGTAAGTCCAGATACCCTGATCGTTAACTGTACCCATGTTAGTACCTCACTCCTGAGAATTGAACGGAAACATATGCGTGACCGTTGTGGTTGTCGATATATTCTGGGTGCTCTTTGGAACCCTTCAACCCAATAAAGGCAGTTCCATACTGGAAATTGTCGTAATCAACAACCATAGTAAACGACAAGCCAGTTACCATAACCAAGTCAGTGCCTCGGCCACCCCGTCCTGTAGCAAGGCCCGAAACCACATACGGGATATGCGCAAGTTTGCGCTCGCGGCCAAGATGATCTCGAACGCCTGTGAAAACCTGCGGAAAGATATACTCACCAGTAGTCAACGGAATCACAGGAATGTAAAGAAACCCTGTAATAGACAGCTGCATGAACGAACCAGCGTTACCCCAATCCAAAGGTGCTTTCCACAAGTCCTCATAGGCACCAATGCCAGGATTACTACCGGGCTGTTCAACAAGCATCTCCTGATAGAACGGCTGTGCAACACCATTAGCCGCACGCGAAGAAGTCAAGGCACTAACAGCATCATACGAATTACTGACCTTGCTCTTCATCAAGGTCATGTCATTCTCAAGATACGCTACGCGCCTGTCGATGTCACTTCCCCATGCCTGGGATGGGGTCGGCAGATTGTGCTTCATTATGCGTCACTCCTTTCAACGTCAACTCTCGAAGCGTGATACCAGCCTCAAGAGGATAATCCGCAACTCGGGGCCTATCGAATATTGTAGCAACATCCGACACCCTAGTAAGCGCCTCACACGAAGCCTTCACACTAGACTCATCATACGAAGCTGACTTGATATGCCACGTAAAGTGATCGTACACAGCTGTCGTCCCAGCAATGCGCCCAAACACCTGCTGATTCGACACCACAGGCTTGTTCTTCGTGAACTCCAACAAGTCGTCCATGATCTTCTTCATTGTCGTACCACGAGGCCACTTCTCAGCAGCCTTCTCAGGCAATGGTGAGCCAGTAAAAGCATCGACATCAGACAGATACACAGGCTCACGTTCGAAGTCATACACGACATCTGTGTATGACTCGTGCATCGGAACAGCGCCCGTCCAATCCATCTCAGCAGAGTAGCCAAACGCGCTCTGGGCCTTATACACACAAGCCTCATACGCCTGGGTCTTAGTCGTTAGGTTCATGCTGTCGATCTTCACAGCATCCGTCTTATGTGGGTAGCCAGTGTAGAACGTAAATGTCTCCTGGTCACACAAGTAAGCGTGCCCATAAATACGGAGGGTGCTGTAGTCAGTCTGACCATCCGACTCAGCAATACGATAAGGAGATAGACGCTCATTCGACATGCCCGTCACAGTCACCTTGATCTGGTTCGCTTCGTCGCCCTTCTCGATGTGGAGCGAACCGCCCTCGGCGTACCACTGAGCAGGTGTAATCGGCTTGTTGTCCTTGCCGACGACAGAGTACACGGAGCGCGCAAAGTAGATCTGACCGTTAGCACGAGTCCTAATATTGAAGTCCGTACCAACTTCGTTAGGCATCACACACTCAGGCTGAGAATACAAATAATCAATCGTCCCTTGAATCTCAAGCACAAACTCTTTAGTCTCGCCAGACTCGACTGACAAAACCTCAGCAGCCTTAATGGACTCCACTGTCGTCTTGTTGTTAGACGGCTGTGGGTGGATAAGGCTAATGCGATCTTCGCCTTCAATGCGAGGGCGGGTACCGGCAAGGTTGCCTGAGCGATAATCAGAAGAAGCTAGGTCAATGACAGGGGGGTAATAAGTACACTCAATATGCGAGAAAGGCTCACCAATAGCCCACTGAATCGAATAGTCTACAGTAGAGCCTTGGAACCTCGTAAGAACAGTGTGGTTCTCAAACAGCACAATCGTGTCATACACCCACGTAATCTGATAATTGTTAGCAGACAAGAAGCTCTTGAGGATAGTCCACAAATTACCTTTACCACCAACAAAATCATACGTCTTAGTCGCAATAGTAGTCTTAGGTGCAATAAACGGATTACGCTCATTAGCAGTCGGCTTAGCGACATACACCTTTGGAGACTCGACACCCGCAGCCTTAAACACCTGCGCAATAACCTTATCCATCGTCACGTCCTGAAGGTGCTTAACCTCAGCAGACACATCAAGACGATAGAACGGGTCATTCAACGTAGCCGACCACGACCACGGGGTGTTAGTAATTGACCGGACAAATGCGTGAGTACGGCCAAAGACAGGACTGTCGAGACGAATCTCCTTCGTCATCACATCCGCAGCCTCAACATACCCTGCACCCTCAAGAGAATACTCAGAAAAGCCACCCGTCGTAGAATCGCGGTCAAGTGACACTGCATCTTCAACGACAGACCAGCCAGTTAGTTTATTATTGGGGAACCCAATAGCCTGCATCACCATGAGTAAACCTCTTCCAACGTCACAGAAGCTGTGTAATGACCACGATAGTTGTTGACAGTCACGACACTAGCCGAACCAGGCACAACCTGGAGATTCCCACCACCGGACGGGTACGCGAACTCATACAGGTTAACGGCTGTGTCGATGTGTGTATCCTCGGGCACGATCTGAAGCATAGTCCAATCGAGTCCACCTTCAAACCTCGGAAGAATCGACACCTCCCACAAACCGGGATCAAGCGCGCGCACCGTATTCTTATTGATAGTGAAGGTGTCAGAGACACCAGTCAATTTACGGAAATTAAACGCAAATGGACTCTTACCATCTTCCGGCCCAGACGACAAAAACACGCCCTTATGGTCTTCAGGTACAAGAACACGCTCAGTGTAACTTCCAACCTTCGACAAAGCCAAAGACACCTGCCGACCATTCAGACGATCAACATCAGACTGGAACTTGTTGTTCATCTGAAGGACACCACTCTTCAGCACGACACCCGGATGCCCAGACTGAGAATTGTTAGCCTTCGTAGGGAACAGTGCTTGCTTACCCCAATCATTGAAAGCAAACGGCGAACCAGCATGGTAGTGCAAGTAAGGCAAACCCATCAAAGGCGACAAAACGTTCTTCATCGAGAACGGGTCCAGATACGTCACCCACTCGCCCGTCCTGTTCATAAACAGCTCACGGAACTTATTAGCCTGCTCACGATTCAAGAACGACCACGACAGCTCATAATGCCTGCCGCCATACACAGAACCACCCATGTAGGACAGACCATTCAGAAGGCGCTGTGAGTCGCCCGAATGGACATTAGTCGAAACAGGCGACTCGTCCGGTGCGGGGAACCACTCAATAATGTCGTTCCCCACACCGAAACAAACCTCACGGGTTGCGCAACCCCTAGTAGACACCACGATTACCTGTCCTCATATTGCCGTTGTCGATGCTCTGGCTAATCGAGCGACCATCAAGCATGATCGAAGTCGAAACAGCCTTCACCAACTGATTAAACTGTGCTGGGTTAATTGTAACAAGACCGTCACCACCGCCCATAGCGTAAACACCACCCGCCGACACAGGAACCTGCATCGTGTTCAGCGCGTTCATGAAGCCCTTGCCGTAGAAATCGACAGCGGGCTGTGAAATCACGTACTCGCCACTACGGACACGGAACATGCCCTTGCCGTCCGTAGCCATGAGGTTGTCGGCCTTCGGGTTAGCCGGAGGACGACCAGGCAACAAGCCGCCACCCGCGAAACCGGGCAGAGAGTTAGCACTCGACAGCAGACCGCCCGTATACAAGGTGCCAATGTTCCTACCAGACCTAGTGCGAACAGTACGATTCTGGCTACCGAGCGGGTTCATCCGCGCAGCATTAAGCGCGGCGGCGTAGGATGACTCGTCAATCTGGTAACGAATCCTAACCGTAAGCTCACTGTGGCTTGGCTGAACAGGAACCGTCACACCATTAGAGTGCAACGAGTCGATAGCATCCTGTGTCGAGCCGACAGTGCCGTTATCGGTCACATGCTCCTTCACCTCACGCGGAACCTGGCCGATAGTCGAAGTCAAGCTATCGAAAGCCCCAGCCAACTCAGTGACTTCACCTTGGTTGAAACCAAGCTGAGTAACCTGGTCAATAAACTGCTGCTTCAGCGATTGTGTATATGCCTCAATCTCCTGGGTCGAGTGACCAGCCGCAGCATACGCCTCAATCAGACCAATCATCTGAGACTGCAACGACCGCAAAGCCTCACGGTTAGCAATAGCCGCCTCCGTGTAGCCCTTCAGAGCAAACTGCCCGGCTTGGAGGGTTGCAATCTCCTTGTCGTTGTCTGCAATCTTCGTCTGGCCTTCGTTGATCTTCTGCTTAGCCTCGTCAATATCAACCTGGGTAGACTGCGCGCGCTCGGTGTCGCCGTACTTCACAGCGACAGCATGGAAGAACTCAGCGTCGTGCAACTCTTGCTGGTTCTTACGCATATCCGACGCAAGTTTCTCATTCTCCTTACGAAGATCAGAAACCTTCTTCGTCGTGCCTTCAACATCCTTCTTCAGGCTGTTAAGACCCTTACGGTAGTTGTCCTGAGCGGTCGTGGAGCGCCACCAAGTAGTGAGGGCCTTGTCGAGCGCAGACTTCAGACGGCTAAGGAAGTCCTCGAAAATCTCAGCTGCGGTCTTCGTTTCCTTCTTCGCTCGGCTTGCACCGCCGCCTCCACCGGAACGTGGCTTATGACCACCACCACCTCCACCAGAACGAGACGGCTTAGCCTTGAAGTTGTTGCCACTAAACGCCGACGTGCCATTGTTACGATTAGCAAACGTTGGCATACGAATCTTGGACTTCTGACCCGCAGTGTATGAACCCTTGCCAGTCTTCGACTTCGAGCCACCGATAGCACCCATGTAGCCCTGAATTGACTGCCAGATAGCCTGCACCTTGCCAAGGAAACCCTGAGCCTGCGACACCGCCTGAGCCGCGTTATCAACCATCTGACCAAGTGACGCATCCGTGGCACTATGGTCAACCTCTCCGGACTCATAAGGTTGTGCGATAATCGCGGCCATAGTGTCTCGTTGCTGCTCGAACTGCGACATGTCGAAGCCTTGCGCAGCAAGGAAGTCAATGGTGTCCTGAATCGAGTTCTGCGCGTACTGGTATGCCTCTTCGCCGGTCAGACCCATTTCCTCGATACCGGCAGCAGCGGCATTGCCCATCTTCTCGAAGTAATCCGAGATAGCAGCGATATTCGCTTGGCCGTCTGGGCTGTTCGGGTCCATCGACGTGCCATGCTCCTGCATGGACTCGTACACCTGCTGCAACGACGAATCGAGAGCAGCAGCCGCGTCTGTCGATGAGAACATCTCGTCAAGGACAGAGCGAATAGCCTCGGCCATGCTATGAAACTCGCCCTTCGCGTCACCAATCTTCAGACCGGCCTCTTCGGTCTGATCTCCGGTCTCTTCGACACCTTGGCCGAAAAGGATAGCATCGTTCAGAGCGTCACGCATAGCACCGCCGACACCCTCAGTCTTCGACTTCAAGCCTTCCAGGGCCTCAATCTGCTGGTTATACGGTTGAGCGGCATCAGCACGCTTCTGGGCATTAGCAGCATTAGCACCAGTAGTGCCGTTCATCGTGCCTGTGTCAACGATTGTACTGTTAACAGCGTTAACAGCATCAGCCTTACGAGCCTTAATCTGGTCGATGTAGCCATTCACGTAAGCATCAGCGGCCTTCTGTCCACCGCCCTGAGCTTCAGACGTAGATGCGAGCTTAATGTACTTCTGATACGAGAAGCCCATATCAACGAGAGCCTGCTTGGTTTCCTTCGACATGCCCTTAAACGCATCAGAACCCTGCACAGCATCCATAATCAAAGCCTGGGTATGCTCACCAATCTTCAAGGTAGAGTAACCCATAGCCGCAGCTTGCTCGTGCGTAGCCTGAACAACCTGACCGGACTTATCCACGTAATAACCGAGCGCCTGACCGTTAGCAGTCAGAACTTCACCATTCTGTTCAATAGTAGCGTTCAGCTCAACAAAGCCAGACTGAGTACCATTGCCGACTTCCTTCGTATCCTGAGCCAAAGCGTTCAGAATAGCCGAAGAGCCTCCTACAGCGTTCTTAAACTCATCAGCCTTAGCCGATGAGTCCTGGAAAGCATCACCAAGGTATGTAGCGCCGACAGATACAGCAGTAAGGGCAGCAGAAATGACAAGACCCCACGGCCCGCCGAACATCGACATCAAGCCAGAACCCACAGACGACAGCTTGGTCAACGCACCCACAGCCTGACCGGCACCAGCCGCAACCTGAGCACCCGCAGCCGCAGCAGACGCGCCAGCAGAAGCCACTTGAGCAGCGTTCTGAGCGCTCTTCGCAGCAGCAGCCTTACCCGCAGCCGCAGCCACCATGTTATCCGCAGCAGCAAGGCGCTGATTAGCCGCAGCAGCGGCATTAGCCGTACCCACGTTAGCAGCAAGGGCCGAATCATACTGGACAGTAGCCGTCTGAGCCTGACGAATAGCCTGCCACACGACACTCCACGAGGCTTTCTGCGCACCTGTCGCCTGCAACATGCGGTTTTGCATCTGCAAGTACGTTGCAGACATCGACACAGCCGCAGCCTTCGCAGCCATAAGACCAACACGCACTGTCGCCACAGCCGCGAGCGCACCAACAAACGCCTGAATAGGTGCTGGCAGCTTAGCGAAAGCGTTAACAACACCTGTCGCAAGAGTAATCAGCAGCTTGAAAGGCACCATGAAGCTAGAGTTCATGGCAGCGCCCGCGTTCTGCAAAGCGTGCTGGAAAGCCTCAATCTTAGCCGACAAGGTATCCATGATGACGTTCATCGACTCATCAATGAACGTCGTGCCCTTAGAAGCCCTCTCAGCCTCCTTCAACTGTTCGACATACAGGCCGACACTGTTCGACATACGAGACAGCAATTCAACGTCACGCACGTTCTTGAAGCCCAAGTCCTTAATTGCCTGAGCCTTCTCAACCTTGTCACCAATACCTGCAAGGTTCTGCAAGATACCCTGGAACACCTTGTTCGGGTCGTCCTGCCACAGCTTACGGAACTCTTCATCAGTCACACCGACAGCCTGGGCGTACGTGTGCATCTTGTCGCCACCCTCAGCGGCAGCGGCATTGATCGAGTTGAAGATACGCTGAAGCGAACCGCGCGCCCATTCCTTCGGAATAGCGAGCGACGACAGTGTAGACGACAGGGCAAGAATCTCATTCTGGGTGAAGCCAGCCGACTTACCCTGAGCAGCAATCGACACAGCCATGTTCGCAATCTCAGGCTCAGTCGCAACAGACTTAGCGCCCAAGTCAGCGATCTGGTTAGCGAGGACCGCGTAGCCGTCACCCTTGCCGGGTGCCGACTCTTGCAGCTTGCCCATCATCTCACCGAAACGACCAAACGCGGTAGAAGCCGACTCAACTTCCATACCAGTCACAGTAGAGAACTCTGCGACAGCCTTCGTAAAGTCTTTCAACTTGTTCGTCGGGATGTTCATCTGCGCACCGAGCGTACCAATCTTCGACAGATCAGCAAAAGACGTGGTAGTTGTTGTCGAAAGCTCAGTGTAAGCGCTCTTCAGTTCACTAAGAGACCTCGTAGTACCCTGCGCGGTACGCTCCACGTCAGCAAATGCGCGCTCCTGCGCAATACCAGCCTGAGCAGCAGACGACACAACACGACCAATACCAGCCGTGATAGCACCGTAATACACGGCCATGTCGCGTGCAGCATAACGGACGTTCTCAATAGCCTTCTCACTCGCACGAGCGTTATTGCGAGCGGTACTAGCATCAGAACGAATAGCAGTACGCTTAGTCAGCTCTTCCTCGCGGATACGAGCACGCTCAGTACGCGCAACTTCAGCCTCACGAGCAGCACCAATACGCGCAGACGCACTAGCAACAGCAGCTTCACGCTTAGACTCAGCAGAAGCCGTCGTTGCAGCCGCCCTAATCTCTGCCTGCTCCAAAGCGGTGAGTGCCTGAATCTCAGCAAGACGAGTGGCCTCAGCACCCTTCGCCTTCACAAGGCTACGCTCGTCCTTACCCCTCTGCTTCTGCAAGGGGATGGCATTATCCTCACGCTTCACACTTGCCTGAGCACGCAGCTTTTCAGCCTGTGCCTCAGTCTTACGTGCCTGCGACTGGTTCAATTGAGCCTGGGCCTTCTTCGCCTTCGTCTCAGCCTCAGCCATAGCATTAGACGCAGAAGCCACCTCACGCATAGCCGAGGCAGTATCCTTCAGCTTAGCGATATGGTCCTTACTCAGGTTGTTCATCGTGCGAGTCTCACGGATGAACTGTCGATACGCCGAAACAGCCTTATCGACACCCGTCGAAAGATCAGCCTTACTCGCGTCACCAGCAGCCTTATTCAGTGAGCCAAGAGCATCAGCCACAGACTTCAGCGCAGATGCAGAGTCCTTAAGGTTCTTGACCTTCGAGCTGTCGAGCTGCAAAGAATCAAGAACAGAACCACCACGGCCAGAGGGTGCCTTCAGTGCAGCGACAGCACTCTGAAGCGAACCAATCTGCTTTTCCAGGGCACCAATGCTCTGTGCTGCCTTGTCTGCCCCAGCAGCGTTAACGTCAATATCAATCTTGATTGACTCGTCTGCCACCTTAACTCCTAAAAAGAAAAGTCCCTGATACCACTTCAATGATACCAGGGACTTTTCCTACCTAACTTGCTCAAGCGCTTCAAGAGGTGAAGGCAACGGCTCTTTTGTACCGTCCGAGTATTCGACAGTGCCCATCACCGTGTACGTGCTTTCACCCGGCTTTGTTTCCTTCGCGTGCTCACGATGTCGATCAAGCTCAGCACATGAATAACACGTAGAAGTCTCTACATGGAACTCAATCGCACTATGCTCACTACGACCATACCAGAGCGGCGTACCGCACTTGTTACACAGGCTGTCAAGATAATACTGATAACCCGCGCACAACGCAAGATCAAGGTTAGTGTATTCAGTTTGAGGAATTGGCTCAGAGTCTTTCTCATCTCCAAACCACACAGGCACCGCGCGAGCAAACATGCCGTGCGCACCTGTAAACAGCGTGGGTGGCTTACCCTCAGCCCTCGCCGTCTTCAGAAGAAGCAGCATCCACTGGTTCTCCGGTTTCGACAGTTCCGTCCCCACGAAACGTAGGGTCAGAAACCGCTTCAGCAATGGCAATACCCAACGTCTGAGCCTCATCCCACGTCTGAAGCACCCTCTGCCACAAGAACTCAGGCAGATAACCGCGAAGCTCTGCGGCCTCGTCTTCAGTCAGATTCTTCTTAGACTCGCCAGTGGCATTGTCGATAACTTCAACACAAGCCTGAGCGACAATGTACTCCATCAAGCGGTCTTCACGCTCAATGGCAATAATCGCCTTCTCGTCCTCGTTCTTGTTCTTTGTGGAGAAGAACGGGTCTTCCCAGACATTGCGCTTCAGAACATTAAGTTCCTTGTTTGAGAGCGCACGCAGACGAAGAGTGATTGACTGCCTACGAAGTTCCTCGATCTCTTCGGTCAGTTCGACACCGGGCGCAGTGTCGGTAATCGAACGAGACATAGGAGCCTCGTGCAACTGAGCAGTCTTAGCCAACTCAATTAGCTCCACATAACGCTCAGCGTCCTCCAAGTTTAGGGGGATGTCGATAGCCTTCACGGAAGGCTTGATAGTCTGGATAATCTTAGACAGCTCAAAAGCCATGATGTCTACTCCAATCAGATATGAGAATACCCCCGCACCTCGGAGGTACAGGGGTATTCTAGCAGAGTTGATCAGGCAGTGACAGCCTTATTCAACTCCATATAGCCTTGCGGCAAGAAGGGCACCTCAAACTGGATGGGCTTATCCCCATCCCCGAGCACGTCCTTCGGATTGTCGGGAACAACCTTGAAGGCCGACAGCTCTTGACCGGCTTCAACAGGGGTGCCCTGTCGGAAGCCGATACGCTGGACCAGGTAGCCTTCCTTAATGCCGTCAAGCGTGCCACGCTTGAACAACTGGTAAGCCTTATCATAGACGGAGGTGTTACCCGCCGCCTTCTGACCAGCCGCGATAGCCTCACGGAAGAACGTGAGAGAAGCCTCGTAGTTCGAGATCGTCGGGGTCTTCGCGTTACCCGAATCGCAAATGGTACGCGAGTCATCCGTGTCCGAGTCCGTCGCGCCGAGCGTCATACCCGCCGCGATAGCGCACGAAATGTCAACCGCCTTCGGCGTGCCACCAGTGTAGGTAGCAGCCTTAAACAGGTCGGCAACGTTAGTAATGGCATCAGCCGGAACCCACCAAACGGTGGTGTTCGGAGACAGCATCTTGGGCATCAGTATTCCTCCTTGTGGGAAACGATATCGTCATCTTCAATGGTATCATCCTCGCCGCAACACTTGGCCTGTGTAATCGGCGTATTGTCATCGACAACCTCATACATGTCTGGCAGAACAGCCAGCTCATCTTCAGTCTTGTCGCAGACAATATTGGTAAAAACATTGCGCACGCGCAATTCACTCACCCCTATCCAGGTTGACGTAAAAACTCATGCTATGTTGATAAACCGTAGGCCGCAATATGGAATCGTAATCGCTATCAGTACCCACCGATGCAGCGATATTCACCCCATTAGACCCTTCAACCAACACAGCACCAATGAGCTTCTCTTTCACAACCGACACAAGCCGATTGAGAAGTTTTTTATTCACAGCGAACACGTCCACCGTGAAAGGATGCTCATACACATCCATAGTGTGACCACCAAGCGACACATACTCGTCCAACTGACGATTGATCTCAGCGCCGCCGTGATAAACAATATAGAGAGGCACCTTCGTATCACGCGAAAAAGAATCGAAAACCTCGACATCCTTGATCGTGCGCAAAAGAGCCAGACAAGCCTCGTCAAACTCTAAAGTCCTATCCGTCACTTCAGCCTCCCATAAAACTCTTCACGGAACACAGCCGTCACACGAGGCAAATACTTAGCCGGGGTAATACCCTTCCCCTTGTCGCCGCCCGTAGGCTTACCACGCAAACCAGAGCGCAAATAACCAGAAGTGCGCTGGCTGTACGTACCATTCTCCTGCCACGCATAGTACGGCTTAGCACGGTCCCAACGATGCCAACCGATCTCGACAACCTTCCCGCCCTTAGAAGCATCAACACGGAAAGCATCACGCATATAGCCAGTATCGACACGGCGCGGGTCTGTCGCAATCAAAGCACGCCCATACTCAGTAGAAGCGACAGCCGCAGCCTTAGCCGCAGCATCAACCTTCTTCCAAGCAGCGTCAATGATCTTCTTCTTCGCCTTAGCAGCAACACCATACCTGTCGGTATCGACAGTCACCTTAATACCAGCAACACGACCGTCATACCGTACAGTCTTCTTAGTCCTAGCCATTAGCAGTCTCCCCCGTTGCCACATCACACAAAAGCGTCACTTGCCAGTTCAGTGTATCAACCTGAGCGTTACGCACAACCAGCTTCAACCCCGCAACCCGTGGGTCAGTCGGCATTTCCTCTACTTGGATGCGCATACCCTCAGCGAACGACACACGCGCATCCGGGTTGCCCCACAAATCACGTGAAAAAACCTCGTTCTTGTCGATATGCAAAAGCTGCACACGATACGCATGAACACCTGTGACCGTGCCAGCCCATTCACGATTACGGGCACGCCAGTCAACGTTAGGCGTGATATTCGCCCAACCCTTCCACACAGGGTTGTTATACTCAAGCGACAAACCAGCCTCATCAGACCAGTCATACGATACTGTGTCAGGCTCCTTGAAGATGCTCACCTTCGTATTCGCCAACAACTGAAGCGGATAATACGAGGCATACATGAACAAGGGGTGGATGTTCGGGTCAATCGACAAGCCCATTAGAAGTTCACCACCCAATCCACAGGCTCAAACGTTGGCTGCACAACATCAAAGCAGAGGTTATTTACCTCATCTTCCTTCGCTTGAGCACGCAACTGCCGAGCACGACCGACAATCGCAGCCAGCAGCTTAGCACCATCCGTCTGCTTGTCGTCCGTCTTCAAGACAAGCAACTGCAAAGCCTTATCCATGCCGATAGTGTCACACGCATCGGCAGCAGCCAGCTTCACGTTACCGCCGTTAACAGCGAGCAAAGCCTCAATCTCTTCGTCAGCGAAAAGATAACGCGGCTCATTCCTCAAGTCACGCAAGTCCTCCAACTTACGCAAATCAGGAATAAGGACACGCACCTGTCCGATGGGGGAAGAAAAATCAATCTCGCTCATAAAACCAGTATAGCAAGACCCCCGCAGCCAAAGGCCGCGAGGGTCTTACTCAATCAGCTAACTGATCACAGAGACGGATTACCAGTCGAGCCGATAATACCGTCGTAGCGGACGATGCCAGCACCCGCGATCTGTCGAATACGAACTTCGACATCATCGTTGTCGAAAGAACCCTCATAGGGGTTAACGTCGCCGCCACCGATCATCTGGCCGGTCTTGTTGTGGATACGAAGCTCCGGGGCCTCACGACCCAGCATACCCGTCTTCGCAAGGACAGTCTTACCATTGGCACGACCACCCTTCGGAAGAAGAACCCACGCCTTCTCCCCACCAACAACAGAGATCAGGTCGGAAGTAACGACCTCCAAGTCCTTCAGAGGGTTGCCCTTGATCTCAGTGCGCTTACCATTCTGGACACGAATCTCGTTAATCTGAGTGTAGCCCCTAGCAACCTCAGCGAGAGCAGGGTTAGTGACCAACACGAAACCCTCGGGGACATAAGTCGAGTGACCGTCGCGCAGAGTAGCGAGTGCCTGGAACCGTGCAGCAACAATCACATCGAACGACAGTTCGTGATTATTACCAGCGGTACCCAAACCGGCAGCACCGCCAGTGATCTCAGCAGGCAGACCATCGACCCTAAACTCGGTCTTGTTAGTGGTGTTAAACACGTCCTTGCGAAGAGACTTAGTAGCGGGGTCAAACAGCTGAAGGAGGACCAGCAAGTCCTCAGTACGCGCAGCGAGAGCAGCAGCATCCTTCGGGAAACGGCTAATTACGTTCCACTCGTCATTAATAAACGACTCGAAGCTGAACTGGATGCGCGCGCCGTGCTTGGCGGTCGTGATAAACGCACCATCGGCACTATAGGACATGGTCGGGTAAGGGGTCAGCTCCGGCACATGAGGCAGCGTGCCCACAGGGTGCTGATAACCACCATTGTCGATAGGAGCCGTAGTAGCGTCAGGCTTCAGCGACAGAAGCGAAGCAGGACGGAAGTCCGTCAACAGCTCCTTCGTCGCAATCTTGTCCCAAATCGTCTCATGAGCATCGAAATACTCCTGGAAACGAACGTTCGCGGCCTTCACGAACATAGGTGCCAGCTGATCAGAGGTGACAGCCTCCTTCAGGCGCGCCTGCGCGAGACGGTCGCCTGCAAGGGCCTCACCCAGCTGGACGTTGAACTCTTCCTGGTTCTTGAAACGCACTTTAGTTGCCTCCTATCAGGCGTTCTTAGCAGGTGCAAGAACGACCTGCATCTTCTGGGGGGTGGCAGACGCAGCAAGAGGCTCCTTCAGCCAACCGATAACAACATCAGCACCGGCCTTAACGGTCGTAATCTCAGGCTTCACACCTGCACCAGTCGCAGCCTTCGCGTACACAGGCGCACCCGCCTTCGCAGCGGCAACAGACTTGCCGACAAGCTCAAACACGCCGCCAGCGACACGCACAGAGGCGTAGCCGGGGCCATTCAGACCATACGTAGGGGCCACTAGCACATCAGTAAGAGCCTGCTCAGCCTTGTCAGTCGTAGGACGAACCTTCGACTGAAGGATACCAGCAATACCGTTGTCCTTGTTGATGACAACAACGTCGCCAGGCTCAAGATGAGCCTGCGCGGCATCGACAGGGAGGGAGAGAGTCTTGGAATACTCAAAAATCTGGTTGTCCTTGACAACCGGAACACGGATAGCGTTGACTGCCATTATGCTCACCAACCAATCTTTCCGAAAGTGTCTTCGTTCTTTTCGACAACAGGGGTGGCAGTCGCAGCGACAGCCTCCTTCAGATACGCACGCTCAGCCTCAAGAGCAGACTCGACATCCGCACCCTTCTTCACAGCCTCACGAACACGCGTGACAGCCGCATCCGGCAGACCGGACTCGGCAATCTTCTTACCGGCCTCAAGGACAGAATCAACATCCACGGATGCCTCTTCGACCTTCTCAGCCGGTTCCTCCACCTTGGCCTCCTGAATCGCGGCCACAGCAGACTCTAGCTTAGAGCCGATAGCTTCAACAAGAGAAGCGATCTCACCCTTCAGCTCATCGAACTTGGACTCAAGCAGCTTTTCGTCCACAGTTCCCTCCTTAATAGAATTGTTGTTCCTATTTGATTCTAGCAGATCAACAATGCCACCACCCGCACCAGGCACGGTAACAAAGTCAACCGACCTAACGCCAGCAAAAACAGGAACAACACCCGTTTCCGCAATTGGCTGGTCGCACCAAGCATTAATGGAAACACCAATATGTTCCCACTTATCCTTGATTAGCTCGTTAACACCAGAGAACACCTTACACACAGTGTAGAGTGCCCCATCCTCACCAACTGTCGCGTCTTCAAGAAAGACACCAGCATAGTCACGAATAGAACGCTCCGGGCGCTCCCATTCCTCGGACTCAGTTGGGTGGTCTATAAACATTTCCGTGCCAGCCTTAAACAGGTGAGCAGACTCAGCCAAGTTCTCAGCAGTGTAAATACCACTAGAACCCTGGCCGGGCACGATAATTCTGATTCGGTACTTTCCCTCACCAAGAGACTCAGTACCGATAGCGCTCGTGGACTCATGCAGCTTAGGCATCGGTCCCTCCATTATCTCGATTGTCGTTAGTACCATCAGACAACGGGCCTACACCCGTTGCGCGTCCGTCCTCGTTGTCCTTTGCTGCCGAGTCTTCTTCGCCCTCGCCCTCGTCCTCATTCTCACCCTCATCGGGTAGGGCAGGCAAATCTTCCAACGGCAAAGAACCAGCAATCTTCAAGAGCTGCAACACACCGGAACGCATTTCAACCTGATGCAAAGCACCATTCTGGAACGCCAACGTCAAAGACTGAATACGGCGGTGCGTCTGATCATTATTGATCGAACCGTACTCGATCTGCACCTTAATACCTAGAGCCGCAGCAATCTCATTCAGCATGTCGATATGGAGTTGACGGCGCAGCTCCAACGCCTTAAACGTCGGGTCTTCAAGCGCAGTCTCAGCACCCTGGCGACCGCCCGCAGAACCATCCGTCAACAACACCGACAGGGGGATGTCGAGCGCAGCCGACACCATAGACGCAAGAGGCGTACCAGCCGAGAAATCAATCCCAGCGCCAGCCTTGTTAATTGCCTGAATATCCTGCCCAGCACCAATGTTCGCAGTGCCACCGACACCGGGACCAGCCATACGCTGCTGAACGGCCTGTTGCTGCTTAGAATTAACGCTCGTTGCCTTGAAGGCCAGCTTAGCGAGAGACTTCTCCATGAGGTGTGCGACCTCAAGATGCTCCTTGTACTTCTGTGCATACGACATAGCGCTCATGAGATCAGGCTTACCGTACTGTTCAGCAGCAAGGCGATTCACGGTCGCATACACAGCCGTCAAGCGCTTGTTCACCTTGTAGTTAGTCTTGGTGATCTTCACGCTCACGCGGTCCCACAGCATGTACCACTGAGGCTCACCACTTACGACAGGGTTGATCAGGAGCGCAACGACATCACCTGTCGCATCATCAGTAGCCACACCAGCAAGGCGCATCAACGGAACAGGTGTAACAGTCTTTGTCGCCTTATCCACAAGATAAATGACGCAACCGTCAGTGTTGAAAGACTGCTCATCACGAACACGCGCCTGCACACTGAAACAAGCCTTCGCGTTTTCCTCGATTACCTTACGGGAGGGTCCAGTAGAACCCTTGTAGACAACAGGGTCGCCCCACATGTAAGCGTTACGTACAACCAAGCCACGCTTCACAATAGGGTTAAGAGTAGCCAAACGGCGCGCACGCGCCGAATGGTCCCTAACCACATCAAGAGTAATCAGAGAATCAGGGCCTTCGACAGCAGACAAAGGCAACCAGCCCGCATCTTCTCGCTTGAGACGCGCTAGGGTATCAGAAAAAGACCCTAGCGCTTCTTGGAATGTCTGCTCATACTTCATGCTAATTATCCTATCACGCTAGAAATACAGACAACTCTTCCTCGAACATGAAGTCCAAGAGGTCATCTTCTTCTAGTAGATCATCAGGTGAATAGTACTGACCTTCTGAATCACCGGCCATAATGGCTCCAATATTCTGGTACGCATAAATGACAGCATCAAGAACGTCAGGCGACTTAATGCCACGCTTGCGCATATTTTCCTTCGATTCGATGAGCATTGCTGACCCACGATACTCGTACTTAATCGAAGCAATTTCATTGTGGAGTTCATCGTCATCGGGCAGGAAGACACGACCATCAGCGACAGCCTTAGCGAACTGATCGTACATAGCGGCGCGATAGTTGTACCACTTAGTGCTATCACCGGACTTCGCGTTACCGTGAATACCAATGACAGAAATGTCAGCGGGCACGAAATTGTAGATACTATCGAGAACGGATGCGCCAACACCGATAGCGTCAATACGAATCTCGACAGCCCCGAGTTCGACTGCCAGCTCACCAACCTTACGGGCAAGCTCAGGACCGTTCAAGCCTTGGTAACGCCCATGAATCTTGATGTAACCGCCTTGGTTCGACACAATCACTGAGCTGTCGGACCCATAACGGGCAACGTCAACACCGAGAACAATCGGCATACCCTCGTCAGGTTCAGAAGTGTCGTAAGCCTCCATCGACTGCATGACGCGGCCCATGTTGAACAGGCCGTCGTCAGACACGTCTGGGAACTCACCGAGGACACGCGCTACGAAACGGGGGTCATCCTCGCCCCATTCCTTCTTACGTGCCTCAACCCAGTCAACCTGCACAAGTCGAGTCGCAACCTCGACAGGTACGACCTCACCCGTGAAATTAGGCGTGTCGTACGCGCCGAATTGGATGATGTTCCAGGAGCGCTCTTCAGGCTTCAGGCGCATCTCCCGCTTGAACACCTCGGCCATGTAGCACGACGGGTCGTTAGGGTTAGCAATAGCCAAGATGCGTGCATACTTGTTGGTCGTAATTGCGTCAGCAGCGGTGAAGATTTCCTTGGAGATACCACCCGCCTCGTCCATAATCACTAGGACGTACTGGTCGTGGACACCTTGAAAACCCGACTCGTCCTTATCGTCCGGCTTCATACCGAAAGCGATAGGGTCTTGTCGGTCTCCCATCTTCCATGTTGCGTCGGCGTTAACCTTGCCACCAATACCAGCATCGGCCTTGACACGAGGAATCTCTTTCCACAGAACGTTGCGGACCTGTTTCCAGTTTGTCGCCGTTGTGACGACTGTCGTGTCATCGACAGGATGGGTGTCTACCCACCAGTTGACAAGGGTAGCTGACAAACGTGACTTTCCCACACCATTGCCAGTAACCACAAGGGTTTTCTGGTGTTCAACAACAGACTGTGAAACTTCACGCTGCTTCGACCACATAAACAGGCCGTGGTCTTCAGCCCACTTGGCAGGGTTGTTACGCCACACTTCAAGACGCTGGGCATCAGAAAACTTCTTAGCGACAGCACCGAAAGGCAGCATTACTCACCCTCAACTTCTACAGTCGCCTCAAGCAACGCAGCTGGTTTCGACACAGCCTGAGAGAACCAATCAGCCTTGTTTGTCTCCAAAGCCTTCTTAGCCCCAGCCGACAGGTGCGGGTACATGAGAGCTGTGTACTCTTCCAACACCTGATTAGTGAACGACAGCATGATGTTTACTTGCTTCTCTTCGATCACACGAATCTCATGAGTCACAGTCTGACGCTTCAGGTTCGCAACCTCAGAGATTTCACGCAGAACAGCAAGAACAGCCTGAAGGTTCTGCCCCCAGTTGCCCTTCTCGTCCGCAAGACCAAACATCTCGATCTGGCTGTAGGCCATGTCAACAAGCGCATCAAGACGATCAAGCTGCTTGATGCGCATATTACGAGGCGACAATTCCTGTCGGCTGTCATAATACGACTGCTCAATGACGAACAGCTCTTCAGATGTGAAGCCTGTCGCCTGAATGATCTTGTTACGCTCCGTGCCACGTTTCAGCAGCGACAAAGCCATGTCGCGCTTGCCACGCAGCTCCGGGTCATCACTCGTCAGCAAATCGCGCGAGTTCGTCTTGGATACCATCAAGCACCTCCTTCACAGCCTTCTGAAACTTGTTGTCCAAGTACACGTAAGTACAAGCAGCACCGGCAATCAAGCCAGCAGCGAGACCAACCAAAAACCAGGCAATGAGCATTAGTCCTCCTTTGGAACGGAAGGCAAGTCTTCTACCTTCACACCGGCCTGAACAGCCGCAACACGCACCGCATAAGCATGTTCCTTCCACAGGAACGCTTGCGTACGCAAATCAGCTTCAAGATCATCACGGGCTTCTTGAATCTCTTGAGCCTTCTTGTAACGATCAATGCACAAATCAATAATAGCCTTGATAACAAGGGTTACGGCAGAGCAAATGAGACCCACCAATGCCGTGTTCATACGCTAACTCCTTGTTACTCACTAACGGTTGACAAGTATTCTTCCCTTGTCTTATTGTACCGTTCTTCTGCCTCTTCCAGCTTGCTCTTCGGCAGAACTCCAGGGCGATACGAGTAAGGCCACACACGCAGAGCACGCGCAAAGAAAAACAATCCAATGATTACTGACAAAATAATAACATGGAGTGGCCAACGCACATGTGCCGTGGTCAGCACAAGTTCGTTAATCGAAATCAGCATAATTCCGAGCACGGCGACAAGTGCAGCAGGGCCTTCAAGCCACCAAGAACCCAACCACGCTGAAGGCGCACCCAAAACACCAGAAACCAGCATCAGCAACGCGGCGAGGATAATCACCCACGGCAAGGAATCATAGCTTGTCAGGAACCCAAGGCCAGTAAGCGAGATAGCAGTGTAAATAACTACCATCACCGCCGTCACTGACCGGGGTTCAGTCATAGTACCAAGTAGCTTCTTCATGAGGCCATTATAGCGAAAACCCCCTCACTGACACCAGCAAGGGGGTTTTCAATTGTTATGTCACTCAGCGTCAGGAGTGCCATACGAAGGTGCCGTATAGACACCGCCAGTGTGAACAGTTGCGATAAGGAAACCGATCACAGAAAGGACTCGTTCGATCACCTGAGACCACTGCTCCCAGTTCTCAGCAGTCCAACCGCCGTAAGCGACACCAACCATTCCGATAGCCGCAAACACTGCGTACAGTGCCTTGCGACGCTCCGGGGTCAACAAGTACCACTTAGTACGGTCAGTGGTCAAGACTTCATTAGCCATGAAAGTTCCTCCTAAATCGAAGTTACTTAGATTCTACCAGCTTCACGATGCCGTCAGCGTCCTGTTCGACAACCAGCTTACCGACAAGCAGCTTACCGTCCTCACCGAAAATCGAGCACGCACCATCAAGGCGCGTCTGAGCGAGGCCGACAGCCATAGAGCCGTCCTTAGTGAGGAAGTAATCACTGCCCTTGTACGACAGCCACCCGGTACGCATAGCACCGTTTTCCTCAAGGAAGTACCACTTGCCCTTGACGAGCTGCCAGCCGGTCTGCATCTGGCCCTTGTCGTTCAGGAGGAACCAGTTTTCACCGATCTTCTGCCAGCCAGTCTCCATCTCGCCGTAGCGCGAATCGTGCATATCGTGCAGGAAGTACCAGTGGCCGTCGATATGCTGCCAACCAGCCTGCAACCAACCCTTCTCGTTGGCATAGAACCACTTATCGTTCACAGGGAACCAGCCGGTCTCCCAGCTACCATCCGAGGTGCGGTACCACCAGCCACCATCCTGCGACACCCAGCCCTCAGACTGAGTGATCTCAGCATCAAGGTTGTCATAGTACGCCTGAGCCTTCTCCATGTATTCACCAGCGTACTTATCCCGCAGAGACGCGGGGCAGGCAGTCGAATAGAAGTCCGAGTGGGGGAACACGTTGACACGCCACTGCGGACGACCAAGACCATACGCACGACACAGGGCCGCAGTCAGGTGCGCACCGGCATCAAGCGTCGCTTCACCAATGTCCCAACCACCCTCAGCACCAGTGGAGTTAGCGTGCTCAATGCCAATCGAACACGAGTTAACGCCGGGGCAGTGCCAGGCCGTGTCCTTGTCGTGGACGAACTGTGCGGTGCTACCGTCAATGTCCACATTGTAGTGCGCAGACGTGCCATTATGGTTAAACGCTGCAAGGACACCACCATGCGACATAGCCTTGCCAGCGTTGTGGTGGACGATAACACGGTCAAGTGCTCGACTACGGCCCTCATCGTAGTTATCGCACCACAGGTTGTAGTCAGCGATCAGATTATGCCAGTCAGTCACTATAACTTCTCCTAATCTCCCAAGGACCGAAGTCCTCATACTCGGAGATAATCATATCAGTGAACACCTGGATACCCTCTTTCGTGACATACACCTGGGGATGCGAGTTTCTACCGTTCTTATAGACACGCCAGATACCAAGCAGTCCTTTGGCCTTTTCCGTAGGCTCGCTAATATGCCGACCCTTCTTCAGGTATCCTTCACGGCGCAGAAACCTAATGACCTTCGTAGAGCCAATACTTGGAATCTCTTTCCTCAGACTCTTACCGAAATCACGCAAGCTAATTTCTTCCATCACATACCATCCACATCAGTAAAGTAACCAGCAAACGGGTTATCGCCAGGCTCAGCAAACTCCATATTAATAGGTGCTGCCTCAGCATCAGATGGACGCAGAACATCCTTTGGCTGTCGAACAGACCTGAAGATGAGAGTCCAGTCAACCGGCATGTAGTCACCGAGCAAGATCATGTCCTTGATCGTCAGGCTCCCGTTCACCAACTTAGTGTGGTAATAGCGTGCGGAAGGCCCACCGATAAGTTCTCCATCTTTCATGACCGACAGGCCCGCATCCTTGAACTGCTTAATCACGAGTTCCCGAACGAAGGCAACACGGGTTTCTACATCCTGTGGGTATTTGCCGCCCATCCGGGTGGCACGGGCCTTAGCCATACGGGCGCGAGCCTCTTCGAGCTTCACAGGGTCAGTAATTTTAGTCATTTTTCACCTCATACTTCTTCAAGAGGTCCGGTCGGAACCCAGACCAGTGTTCCTTAATTTGCGCACCTTCACGCACAACGACGACAGGTGCTTGCTGATAACCAAGTGCGCGGATAAATGCCAGCGCATCTGCGTCTTCCGTTACGTCGGTGCTATTGAACGGCAGCCCAAGCGCCTTCAGCTTGCGGTACGTCGCCGTACACTGCGGGCAATTGGGCTTGGAGTAGACGTTGATGTTCATTCTCAGATAGACCTTCCAGTCGAACCAAAACCACCTTGACCACGCTCACCGGCTTGGACAGGTGGCTGTGCGTAGAGAGCGGATGTGCCCTCTAGCTTGACAATGACAATTTGAGCGACCCTTTCATGTTCTTCGAGAACGACAGGGGTGTCCTTGCTCATGTTCCACAATGGCACGAGGACTTCACCCTCGTAGCCAGCGTCGATGACACCAACACCGTTAGCGAGTAGAAGGCCCTTCTTGCTCAAGGAAGAGCGGGCAAAGACGAGTCCGACAGAGCCGTCAGGAATGTCGAACTTAGCGGGGTAGTAACCTGTCTGCACGAGGATAACTTCACCGGGATAGATAATCACCGGCATCTTCGTAGACAGGTCGAAACCAGCATCGTTATGGTGCTGTCGTACTGGTCTCATTAGTTCTCCTTTCGTTGAGTACAACCATGAGTGCAGCGGCTTTAGCAAACTTCAGTGTGCTTGGTGCTGCAATGCAGTCTGTGATAACTTCGTCGGCTAGTTGGCCGAAGTCTGTTTCTAGGGCGCTATAGTGCTCGTACCATTTGTTGATGTGCTGTCGGCTAATGCCCATGTATGTGTCTGGGTCGCCGCTTGTGACACTAATACGAGAGTCTTTGTCCCAAATATAGTTCAGGTCTTTGAGGTCCGGCACGTGCGGGACTAACTTGTTTGCGTAATTGTTATTCCGGCTCACGTACTGACTCAGACAGATGACGACATCATTGAATCGCGGCTTTGTCTTAGTCTCGCCGTACCACCATTTGTAGATGCTGTCGATGAGCTTTTCTGCTGTTTCGTCTAGTTTCACAGGGTTGAACTTTTTGACGCTGGTTGGCTGCTGCGCAGCCCTGTCAGAGTAACTAAAGTTGCTGCGGCCAACTCGCTTGAGCCACGTTTCCACAACCTTACTTGGGTCTGTCATTGTCCCTCCTTTCTACGCAGTCAATATTAGTACGTGTTAGTGCAGGGTACAAGCGAAACTGGTGTGACCTGTGCCACACTGTGTTTTGGGTAAGACAGAGCGCCAGCACTAAACAGCACTGGCGCTCTGCCCTGTTAGGAAGGAGGCTTCTAGTGTATCACTCAGATATGGTCGTTGCCAAATCGACCGGCACGCCAGGCGAGGTAGCAGGCCAAGGCACCACCACCGATTGCAATAAGTGCAATCACGATAGCCCCAGATGCAGCACCCGTCTTAGCGAGCTTGCCTTGTTCTGGTACGGCAGCCGGGGCAAGCGGCTGAGGCGTAGGGGTCACAGACTGCGGCTCATCCGAAGGGCTGGGTGCCGGAGAAGGCTTCTCAGACGGTGCAGGAGCCGGAGTAGGCTTCTCGGAAGGAGCTGGCGTAGACTCTTCAGAGGGCGCAGGAGTCGGCTTCACAGAAGGCGTAGGCTGCGGGGCAGGCGTAACACTCGGCTCCGGTGCAGGGGCAGGCGTAGAAGGCTCCGGCGTAGGCTTCACAGAACCATCACCATTCGTACCACCATTGCTCTTAACCGTCGCCGTAGCTTCGAGCTTCATACCATTCACCTCAGCATGGTTAGTCGCAGAAGTCTGCCCCTCGGGAACGACAGTATGCTCAGGCGGGTAGACTACACACGTCTTGGACTCGTCAGGAGCCGTGAACTTGATCGTATTCGGGTCGATCTGCGTAGCAGTAACGGTCTCGGTCGTATCCGGGTTCCATGTATCCGACTTCGCGCACTTCACGGTCGTACCCAGCTTCGCGTCAAAGTCCTTCACGGTGTACTCGACACCACCCTTAGCAATCCACTTAATGCCCCAGCTGATAGTCCCATCAGCGTTAGACCACCCGAACTTCACGTTCTCTGGGTTAGCGTATTCATAATGGGCCGGGTTTGCACAATCATTAGTACACTCGCCCGTGCCCTCCTTGTCGCCCCAGACAAGGGTCTTCACGGCCTTACCGTTCAGGGTGATCGTACCCTCGGTGGTGCCAATTGCACCACCCTGAAGGCGAGCGCGTGCCCACCACGTGCCCTTGACGTTCGTCTTGTCCTTGTAGGCTTCAGGAATCTCAGTGACCTTACAGGTCAGCTCTGCCTCGTTGGCTTCACACTCACCGACGACAGACCCATCATCGAGCGTGAACGGGAACGAGGCGTTCCAGACGAACGGGGCCTTACCCTCATTCGGCACCGTCGAGACAGTGAACTGCTGGCCGACAGCCAGCTTCTCCACGGCCCAGGTGCCACCCACGTTGACCTCGGAAGAGGTCTGTCGAGACGAGGACGTGGCCTTTGTGACCTCGGCCTTGATCTCGGTGTTGTCGGCAGCATTGGCAGTAGCAGCAGCCGCAGTAATCATCAGCAGTGCGACACCAGTCGTCGCAAGAAAACGCTTCATATTGAACATTCCTTTCGTAGTTGTTCGGCCTGACAACTTGAGTGTAGCTGACAGGCCGAACAATCCACAACAGATAATCGTGTGACTCTACTCACACATATAGTATCATCCCCCTACCGAGTGTTAGTCGATAGGGGGATGAGTCCTCATGAATTATGAACCCTCATGTAAGGCCGGTACCCGAAAGGACGAACCCCTCAGTTACCTATTCCTGAGATCAGAGGCGCGCTGTCTCAGGCCGACAATCACAGATAATCCATCGGACGATTCTCAAGAATCTCCTGCATCTTATGACCGGGAACGGTGTAGACACCGGGCGAGACGACACCATAGGTCATGGGCTTCACCATCGTCACAGGAGCCTTCTCGACAATGCCTTGGTCGAGAAGGGCAATCAGATCAGTGTCCTGGGTGGTGATCGTGTAGACACCCGTACGGGCCTCCTGGGTAATGGTCGTCTTCATCTCGTCATTCTTGACGACGGACGAGTACGCACCCTCGAAAGCCTTGCCCAGCTTGACTGCGAGATCAACGATAGACATCGTTACTCCTTGGTTGTCGTTGTTGTTGTTACGAGGCCAGTGTATCAGCCCTGGATGACATCGAAGTCTCCACCAAGTTCCGTAAGGATACTTGCTAGTTCCCTCGTACTGAACTTATCACCCCAAGTACTCATCCAGTATTCCTCGTAATCAGTATTACCTGGGATACCTAACTCAACATAGATGTAGTAGACACCTTCAACTGAGATTACACAAGGTCCGATAGCACACTGTTTTAGATCGTATTTCGTGCCGTCCTTGACCCAGACTATAGTGTCAGACTTAGGTTTTTCTTCCTCAAGTTCGACACCCAGCTGAGTGGCGATCTTCTTCAGTAGCCTATCAGCGAGTTCATCAAACTGTTCATCAGTCAGCATTGTTAGCCACCTTCAGCGCCCAGTCGAGTTCTTCATTGAGTTCTTCCTCGTTGCTGCACCACTGTGCTGCTTTAAGGACATCCTGTAGAAACTCCTCCCAGAAGCGCTCATCCGAAAGCCAAGTGTATTCCTCATTTTCTTCAATAAGCTCTGTTGGTTCCTTGAACTCAGCGTCATGCAACCAAGCAGTGAACACAGGAAGATTGATGTCAATGGTCGTAAGGTGCCCCCAGTCGGACCACCAGCCCTCGATAGTATAGCTATCACCGAAACTGGTGGTAAAGGTGTACTCAGGATGGTCGAGCATACCTGTATACATACACATATCGCACGAACCGTCAGTGTCTTCGTAAGTGTTTGAGTCGAAGTTAGTAAGTCGTAGCTTCATTTTTGTTTCTCCTTTCTGTCGTGCTGCTACAGGACTCGAACCTGCCCCTCTGAGACTTTCCCAGTGTGCTCACCACATAACACTAAGCAGCTTGTTACCTGACCAGGGCAACCCAGCCGTTCGATGAGGGTGTCTTGGTCGAGACACTTTGTGCTATCGAGCAACCTCATCGTCAAGCGCTCCCAGACTAGGACTCGAACCTAGTCCGACAGGGCCAAAACCTGCCGTGCTACCATTACACTATCTGGGATTAAACCCAGGTAGTCCCGGAGGACACCTGGGAACTAGGTGTTACACATGTGCAACGTCGGAATGGTGAGACTCGAACTCACGACCCCCTGGTCCCAAACCAGGTGCGCTACCTACTGCGCTACATTCCGTTAGAAGGGGTGCTGTTGACTGACGAAACAAAAACCATCACACAAAAATTGTCAGTCCTAGGGTGCTACCCCGCACGTGACCCCCGTCACGGCAACCGGCACGTCCGCTTGATCAGAGCGGCAGGCGGCTATGGCCTAATCATCCAGCATCGTCCGGTGCTTGGTGGTCCCCTCGGTGAGAATCGAACTCACACTCCTTTCGGAACTCGATTTTGAGTCGAGCGCGTCTGCCTGTTCCGCCACAAGGGGTGTGCCTCTGAGTCGCGGCGACGATTGTTAGTTGAACTCTCAGAGGCTATTCAGTTATGATGTGTTCAGTATAGAGTCAACGTTTCTGAGCTGTCAACTCCATACTAAGTGATGTGTGTCACGGCTTGTAGTACACGGCCACACGACGGCTACCCGTCATCATGCCGACAGGCAGGAACCCGAAAAGCTGAGTGCTTGTGTAGAACTCTTCCAAGGTACATGCACACCAACCGCTCGAAGTACGGACGTAGGTTTCCAGCGACCCACCGAGAACAGTGCCCAGAGGGTAGTTCTCAAGGTCAGTAGGGGACTTGATTGACTCGAACTGCATCATTCCAACCCAGGGTCGATGACAGTAGCGATATAGTCGTTATCCTCGTACTCGTTGATGAGTTCATTAACAAGGTCGAGATCGCTCCACAGCTTCTTAGGGACTGCTGGGGCAGTACGAACCCAGTAACCGTCATTGACCTTCAGGAATGGGCCAAGAGTACCCGAGATAACGACACTGCCTCGGTCTGTGATCGCCGCGAAGTCCACACAGGATTCGACATCCCCGACATTGCCTAGCCCGTTTGCCTCTACGAACCACACCTTTAGCTTAGTAATAGGCATATTACGCAGCTTCATGTAGTTCGTCTGTGTTTCGTTGTAGAGCTTAGTAAACTCGTTGTTAGCCATTATTTTCCTCCTTACTAAGTTCGATCAGCGCTTCAGCGTATGACTTCACCTTGAACCAATCCTTGTCTTCCCTCTCGCCGGGTCGTTCGCAAGGGTGCAGAGGTTCAATGCTATCGTTGTAGCACTTCTTAGCAACTGTGTAAATAGCCTTTACGAATTGCAGTTCACCGCTGTTCATTACTCTTCTCCTTCTTTCAGTTCAGAATATTTCCAATGACCGATGTTTCCGTACGTAAACTCGATGATGCAATCTTCACGCTTACGTCGATGTGAAGCCCTATGGCTCGCAATACCCAGGTAGTTAAACTCCCTATCACAGGTATAGCAATAGCAGTCCTTAGTCACCCGTGCTCGCATCAGTCCTGCCTCTCCACAAAAACTTCATCCGTTTCTGGGTACCAGTAAATATTGACACAGTGTTCATCACCGTCAAGCATCACGTCAGCGCTGATGCTAACAAAGGGAGGCTCGTCGGTATCAAACACAGTACCTACAAGTCCAGTAATCATTTTGTTCTCCTTTCAATTGCTGATGTATTTATACTAATGTGCTCTGCCCACACCTGTCAACAAGTAACAGCGTGACATGTACCACATCATCGTGGGGACAAAATAAAACCCCTGTGCCTCAAGCCAAGCACAGGGGTTTTATCGGATCAGAGATCCATCAACTGGTAATGACCAGTCTAGCACATCAACAAGAGAGTGTGCAACTCTAGTTGAGTGTGATGTGGCTCATGATTGCCAATAAATTGGACTCAAAGCAGCAAGAATGGTAAGCACCATGAGTGCATAGAAGTTCCACTCGCTACACAAGTCCTTAATACGAGCAACAAAGATGAGGGCAGCGACAAACGCACAGAATACAAGCCAAGCAATAGTCACACTTCCACCTCCGTAATCTGACCTGCCAACGAGTCAGCGACATCATAAGGGGTTTCACCCTTGCCGGGATACATGTCATCGAGAGCGTCAGAAGTCAACTTCCAACCGTCCCAATTATCACCGTTCACCCAGTCACAGACTTCGTAAGCAATGCTTTTCTCTAGCAGCTCCTTCAGCTTACTATTGGTGATGATGAACATACTATCACCGACGTACTTGATTCCATCAATCATGGCAGCACCTTCCACCCTTCGCCATCTCCGATCTCCTTTTTCAACTCTTCATCAGAGTGTGCTTGATTAGTCCACAAGTCCTTCGCGTGGACCCAGTAGTCTTCCATGTCTTCACCGATGGACTTTAGATAACGAGTGTCATCAGGGCTAATCAGCACGGCCCCAGGCGCGAGCCGATGGAATGGAACAGACAGTTCACTAAAATTGATAATCATTCTCGATTCTCCTTTACTTCAACAAGATGGTACTTGGCAATCGCGTAGTCATCCTTTTCTTCTTCGACAAACTGACCAACACGGCCAATGCCGCCCCAGCCCATCTTCTCAGACAGGTAGGCGTGGACGATCTTGTACTTACGGCCACTGCCTGTCTTGATGCTGCCCGTCTTCTTGTTGAAAATCACGTAGATTTCCTCAGCAGGACCAATCATCAGTTCTCATCTCCGCTCGTCTGAAGGTCAATATCCGGCAAAAGAGTTTCAGGACGGAAAGCAACCTTGTAGTGGAACGTATCAACATTAGAGCCGTCCATCTGCTCCACGAAGTACGTCACATTATCCGAGATACCCAGATAGTGCTTCTTGTACTCACTGTCGCCAGTCTTGCAGGTGACTTCAAGCTGGTTGTCTTCCCTGTCCTTCGTGATCGAGCACAAGCCCTCGATGCTCAAAAGGTACTTATCCGTGATGCCATTGACGAACACAATGCGTCGCATCACCTTGAAGTTGTCGCTCTCGTAGCTGATGTTACGCGAGGCCGTATCAGCGGCATTGCACGCAGCCAGTGAAAGCGCCGCAGCAACAGCAACGACAGACCCGATAATCTTACTCTTCTTCATCATTTCTCCTTAGACGTGAACACCATAGTAAAAGACACAACCAGCAAGGCAAGCAAGAGACACACAGAGCATAATCGTGCCAGCCGCAACAACCTTAGCGCCCCAATCGTAGACCTCATCGAGCATGACTCCGAGAAGTGCCACTGCAAAGCCGAGGATAAGCAGTCCAACAGAAAAAGTCAACATTACTTCTCATCTCCCTTCTTCGTAAACAGTTTCATAAAATCGTGGTCGTCTTGGTATTCCTTCAAGAAGATGTTGTTTGCGACAGCCAGCAAGCCAATAGGCTTGAGATCATTCTCCGTATCCAAGAAGAAGTTACGGTACTTAATGAACCTACCGTCCAACAACATCTCACCGTTCACGGCATCACGGCACTTTTGCAGCGCATTGTTGTGTCGCTCGGCAATGTCGTTGATCTCCGGCTGTCGGAAAGCGACAGACATTGCCTCCTTCTTCAAGTGGTTATCACCTTGGATAGTGTGGATAAAATAAGCACTATTTTCCAATGGAAAGTCGTTGTCTGAAGGCACAAAACATGCGTTATGTGTCTTTACAAAGCTGAATGTGCCTTCCTCGAAAAACTCAAGATCGACAATCCAACCGGCAGGAAGTTCATCCAGAGCAGCTTCAAGCACCTCTGTATTATGAACCAGATCAATATGGTCCGTATCAACTGAAACAATCATTTTGCTTCCAACCTTTCATAGCGTTTCATACTGTCAAAACCATCGAGTATGCCAAGAATACGCGGATGTTTGCTAAATCTTGAGAGATGTTCTGTATCAGGATTGCCAGCAACACCCTCAAAGAACCCGAGGATGTAGTCATCGGCCCACTTCCTGTACTCGGCAGCGCCCCGAATGTCCGCATCCAAAACACGGTTCTTCAACATGGCATCATAGCCATACTTATCTGAGAGGCCAACCCTCCACATGTACTTCAGAAGACTGATGGTGTCTTCTTCACCGACAATCGTGAGCTTACCTGTGTATGCATCAGATGCTAGGCACGTCAGGCAACCGTACATCTCAGCAATGCTCTTCAATGCCTCGTTGATAGCCCTTGCGTCCGAGTGATCTCGGTAAATCGCGTAGTACTCTGCCTGGCCTGGGCGCTTGTACTCGACACCGCACTCGTCCTTCAGCACATCATTGCCAAGAACAAAATCGCCTCTACGGAAGAACCACGCTGCCGATTCAATAGGGTGCCTCATTATGCCTCCATCAATTCGTATTTCTCAAAATAGAACAACTTATTGTATTTGTTCGTTAGCCACTCTACTTCAGACTGAGCTTCAATAGGGTCATCTACCACCCCAAAGAATCTATCATCTTCGTTAAAGATGACACAAATGCTCCAAGGTGCTTCGTACATTATCAACCCTCCACAAACTTCACAAGAAGGCTAATAAGAAGAATGACGCAGCTAGCGTCCAACACAGCGTTAATCGTGTGGTTTTGGTCCCGCTTCGGGCCATTACGAAACATCTTCGCGTTAATAGCCCATATAGCTAACCACGCACAAACGATAACAATTTGCGCAATAGTAAACATTATGCTGCTACCTCCAATGCAATCTGCACGATGTAGCAAATTGCGACAACACCAGCGCTAACGGAGGCCAGTACATCGGGCCAGATTTTAAAGCCCCCAATACCCTTCTTGAACCGTGCAAGTAGCGCAAACGCGATACTAACACCGGCCCAGACGACAGCTAGGACAAGATGAAAAACGCTCACTACCAACTCTCCTTTCGATAGTAACCTGTTGAGTAACAGGGTCAACAGCAATGTTTAGAATGTGAACATGTGGGTGCTCTCTTAGGAGTATTTCGACTTCGACCTCAAAAGCCTTTGACTCATCCCAAGCTCGTTTCAGCTCTGTATAAATAGCATGAGTCTCAGCCAGAGACAAGTCGTAGAACAATCTCTGAATACCCCAAGGTGAGAACTCAAACTCAGTTTCGTGTCTTGTTAGCTTAGCCATGATAGGAAGTATTGCAGTACCAACACAAGACATCAGGTGTTTCAGCGCAATATTCGCAGTCCCACGCGATATATGGGTTCTCTTCGCACTTATCACACCAAATCATCAGTACCCCTTATGCAGCAGGAACACATGATCGAGATGAAGCAGGATACTCACGAACATTTCTTCATGAGTACGCTCGCCACCGTAACCACTCACCCAGCCGTCATTGCGGAGCATCCACTCGACACCGCCGATCACGATGATCGAACCCGCGATCATATCCCGCACGTCATCAGGTGTCTTGATCGTGATACCAGTGTACTTGTCGTTCTGATCGCTCAGCTTAATAGACTCAGTGTTAAGGTACAGCACCTTCTGCATCTTCAACTGAGCAACAGTAACAGCATCCATAGCCTCTTCGAGCTTCTTGTATGCCTCACTGTGCTTTACCAATGTTTCTGCAATCCATTGCGTCATTATCTTCGTTTCCTTCCTTGTTGTTAGTTAAAAACCCGATGACCATCATCAATAATGGTGTAGCCGTTCTTGGAGCAGATATCCGCTACTTCTTCTTCGCTGTAGTAGTTGCCCTTGTTGTCCAGCCAGTAATACGTCAACTCACCTTGGATGAGAAAGTACGTCGTGTTACCGGCGAGGACACTCGCGCCGCTACTGAGCCTATGCAGAACAGTGATCATCTACGACACAACCCTTCCTACACCATCAATAATCAATCCAAGCCCTAAAAGGAACAATGACAGTGCAGCCATACCGACAGCCACGGCCAAGACCTTATCAGTTATGTAATCGTAGCCAGAGTCCCACACTTCGTAAGCGATAACCGCCAGGATAAGCGTGACAGAAAAACATAGCACGCTTGCCACAATAAGACCAATCCCTACTCCCATGTCACAACCCATCATGCACAATCTTCGGCTTGACAAACTGCTCGCGCATAAGTTCAGCAAACTGCTCGTGCGAGCATGCCTCTCCAATGTATGTAATCCACGGCTTCTAATCGGATGTCTCTAGGATACGAAACACCTCCCACCCGTCAACGGTGATAAGTGTTCCGGTATTAAACTCTTTAGCATCCGCAATAAACAGTTCGCCGTTGTTGTCGATGCACTCAAACTGTGTGCCTGTCAGCTCAGTGAACCCCTTTTCGAGCTTCTTACGGAACTCTTCGACAGCATCGTCAATCATCTTCTGAATGTCCATTGTTCTCCTTTGCGTTAGACGTGAGGGCTGTAGATAACTTCGACAACCTGGTTGGGTTGTTCAATGCGTTGCAGCATATCTTCGATTGTGATGCTTTCACCATTGCAGTTCATCCACTGCTTGTCGTGGTTGAGCATCCATACTTGGTTGGTGGGCTTTCGCAAGTGTACGACAGTGCCGGTATCAAGCAGGCATTCGTAAGTGATCCAATGGCCTGTTGAGATGCAAAACTTAGTGTTCAGTAGGTCGTCCACGATTTCTCCTTTGCGTTTGGTGTTGATGCTTTAAGTATAGAAGGGTAGACGGTTAAAGTCAACAAGATAGCGTGTGATCTGACCCACTAAGAGGCATGGAATACATGAAGGGGGAGGGGATACACAAAGGGGTATGGGCTAGGAATACACAAAGGGGTATGACACCCCACCCTTCTCTCCCTCTGAAAAGCATATGATTTTTTATTCATTGCTTTGCATACTTATTCATGCACTGTCAAGCACTCTACCAGCTAATTCCTACCAACCTACAAACCAGACCCCAATATACCAACCAGACCCCAGACCAAACCTAAAACGTGACCTGCCCCACACAAAAACCAACCCCGGGCCAACCATAGGACACCTAACGAAAGTTAGGTATACCTAAGTTAACCACCCTCTCCCTAACTTAGGCTTACCTAACTTAACTACGCCTCACCTCACTCAACTTGCCCTCACCTTACCTAATCAACTGCAACGAACTGCAACGAACTACAAGCAACTAACTAGCTAGCTACCCGCCGAAAACGCCTCGCGTAAAACCCCCTAATTTTTCCTACACACTAAGTAAATTACATACCTAGCAATGTAATCATGTGCATAGTCTGTATGTAGCACCCAAAAATAATAGTAATGTAAAGTGCATATAAACAAGAAGAATCCTATAATAATGTAATATATGTATGTAGTATGTATATATGTATTGTATGTATGTAATTGTAAAACGCACATCCTAGGCGTACGTGTTAAGAAGGAGTTAACGGTGTTAACTTAACGTCACTCTGACGATAACTCCCTGACCCTCCCTGAATTGTCCTGTCATTTACGCTACGCTATCTCTCACGCTCTTTCACCCCCTCAAGGCTACCCACACACACCTAGCACCCTAAAACACGCCCTACGCCCCGTCTAGGCCCCTTAAACACGATGCTATCCACCTACCCACACCCCTACCACCAACCAAGGCCCCGCGTCTAGCACACAAACCCACACCATGCAACACGTGTCCATATATCGGACTGTAAAGTAACCACCCCGTGCATAAACACGCATACCGACACAACAAAGTAACCAACGACACATTGACAACGCCTAACTAAAATGCTATCGCGTACGCGCGCGTTAAAGAATAGGCGCGGCCTGTCGCACACAGTCAAGACCCCACAATGTGACGCACAACACATGTTTTCATGTTGACAACACGTTCCCGCTAGGCTAATCTATAGATATCGGCAAATAAACAACCCGAAAGGAAGCCGAAAAATGAGAACTTCGTTCGCGTGTGACCTTGAGACGATGGCCCGCCTCGCAGAATACGAAACCGACTACCGTGAGCGTTACTTTCTACCTGTCGATAGCGCACGCAAAGGCGCGATTAGGCGTGAGTTGGAAAACCGACGCACTGCAAAGCGTATTGACGCGCTGTTCCACGATATGATCGACCTGTCGATCAAGATCAACGATGAGGCTATGCGCGGACACCTTGACCGTGATCTGGCTAACACCGCTGTTGCAGCACTGACCGCGCTTTCCAAGTCGATCAATAAGTGACAGACAACACAGTCTAGCGGGTTGACAATAACACAGCAACCCGCTAGACTGAAAGCACAAGACAAGACAACCAAAAGGTTAAACCAATGATCCGTCTGACCGTTGACGATGAAGCCCGCGCCCTGTCGGCATGGGCACATGCCGAAACCTTGTACGTAGGCGAAGACGTTGTTTTTGCCCCCCATTGGGCAACACACGTTTGGCGCGCGCTAGTAGATGGGCATCTCTACTTTGTCGGTCCTAGCGACCTTGCAGAGATGCCCCTAGGTATCGACGCTGATACCCGCGAACTCTACTGACACACACACACACACAGAAAGAAAAACCAAAATGCGAGACACTACACACGCAACCGTTACCCAATGGACTGAATACCGTACCCCTAGCGGGCGTTGGTCAAAGGTCCGACACGATGAAACGGTGGAAGATTTTAAGCCCCATAACCTGCGCTACTTTTTCGATGCACAGTTCCCCGGCGAACAACGTAAATACGGATACTTCAGTCAAGGCTACTTGCCTTACCGCGTGACTGTCCCTAGTCCCGATAGAACCGAGCGTAGGGTGTACCGTTTCAACTACTACACCGGCCCGCGCGAGGTCACAACGTACACATACGAAGACTAGCTAGTCTTCAACTTCCCGGCCCTAATGGTGGGTTTCAGGTTGGTTCAATTCCAACGCCGGGAACGATGCGACACAAGTCGCACAAACCACCAACAAACCGGAAGGTTAATTAACATGGCACACACGTTCAAGACGGACCCCTGGCACGTCAAGGAAGCGCGCGGGGCGGCGTGGCATCCCACGCAGTTCGCCCGCGAACACTCTCCCTACACTAAGGCGCGCCGTGACCTGAGCAAGCGCATTAGGGCGCGCGAACGCCGCGAAATGGACCGTATCGCCCACGATATTGAGGCATGGGGCGATTACTTCCCGACCGGCGCAACGTTGCGCGAGTTCGCAAGCGATACCAACCGTGACGGTTGGCAGTACTGACCAATAACCCCTAGGGACGGGGGTTAACGCCCCCGTCCCCATACAGAAAGACTAGAGACAATGGGTATTCTCGAAAACATTGATAGCGCCGCATGGGACTTGGAACACGGACGGATTGACGGCTTGTATCCAGTGAGCAACAATTTTACGATTGTTGCTAATCATAACCACCCCGTCCCCAATAGTCGGTTTGACGTGTACTCTTACACGACACTAGTTGCAGTAGTGAACAGGGATAAAAACGGCAACTGGGATACGTTTGTTGAACGCAATGCGTTTTTCCATTCCACTACTACTAGCCGACACTTGCGCCGTTTCCTGTCGGCAATGGTCGGGCGTGTTGACTGGGACGCACTCTACAAGGCGTGTAAGCGTGAGTGCGACAAAGAAACGATTAACGGCAATGGGGAACAGTTTATCAACGTTAGGGAGGTTGCCTAATGACTATCAACGATGCCCTACTGTCGGTGTATCCAGATCAACGCCTATACGGTACGCGCCCGATTGGTAGGCGGTACTTCCTAGCAGAGGGGATGCGCGGTTACACGATTACCAACTCACTCACCGGAAAGTGCGTTTGCACATGGGATAGCGACGGTAATCTGTACGCAACGACAGACGGCCTAACACCGTATGAAAAAGCGCTGATTACCCGTGTACTGCGTATGTGGCGACACACGCCACGTATCCTATGGGGCGTATGGGACAACCACGCAACAAAGATTCAAGACAAATGGGGACGACAGTACGCGCTAGTGAGTGTGCCTTAAAACACACTCTGACAACTTGACAACAACAGATCAACAACCTACACTAGAAACATAGGCACAAAGCCTACAAACCAACAAACAGAAAGCGAGACACAAACCATGCGTATCAACAAGGACACCATGACCGTTATCAAGGCCGCTACCGCCGCTAAGATTACTTTCCGAAAGATGGGAGCCGATTACGGGGACAACCCTAGTGTTCTCGCCGCAATTGACGCGGTAGTGACTGCCCTCGATGGGCTGTCTGATGCGGTAGTCATGTCAGAGATTGAAGCCTAACCCTAATAAGGGTGTCCCTAGCCTGTCGGTAGGTAAATGCAGGTTCAACTCCTGCCTAGGGAACTGAGCTAACCAAGGTGGTTAGCGACAATGATACCGAAAGGTAGAACTATGTCATACAATGAATTGCCCAATTGGTACGGTATCCCCGGTATCGGCTTTGAGTGGTGAGGTTCCCAAAGTGATGCACTGTTGCATTACAAGGGGCGCATTTTCAATGATCCTGATATTGAGGATGCATTGTGGGATAACTATCTGGAAGACGGTGGCAACCCTGATAATCACGATGAATGGGAAAGTTACGTAATGCACAACGCTGTCAATTACTTGGAAGACGTAATCTACTTTACAGAAAGTGAGTAACAAAATGTTGGTGGTTATCCTACTGGGTATTATGGCTATGACCTGGTTTGTTTATGCGGGTACTAGGGCGAAAACTAACATACTTTGTTTTTTAAGTATGTTTAGCGCGTTTATATGTGGTTTGTGTGCCATTATCGGAATTGATTATATGCGGGGGTTCTAACATGTGGGAAGAATTGCTGAGCATCATTAGCGATAGGTACTACCCGCTAGAGTCCATGCAGGAACACGTGGCGGGGTATGTTGATCCTAACCAAGGATGGGACCTGTCGCTGATTAACCCGTGGTTTATCGCACGTGGCTATGAGTTTGTGGGACTACTCGACTTGTTCTCTGAGAATGAGCCTAGCGGCGTGTATATCAATGTTGAGGGCCTTGTATGGCGTTGTCGCACTAATGCCGCTGACAATAGCATTTATTGGTACTGGGAGTCAGATAACGAGGGTGATAGCTTAGATGAATTGCGTTTCATGCACGGGTACGCGCATATGTTCATCTGGGACAATGACACTCAACTGTGTGAGGTCATTCACATTGCAGAATGACTGGCAACCTGATACACTAGAACTATCAAACAAACACTAGCCGAAAGGTGAAAACAATGATTCAGACTCAGTTCGCACACACGATTACCGTTCCCGATGAATGGGAGCATGATGGACACACTTACCAAGTGACTCAGGATGAATGGGCAGAGTGCCCTACTGAATGGCTAGATAGCGCCGATGCACTGTGTGTTATTGAAGGGCCGCATGGTTGCATCTTGCATCACCCCGCCGAAACGGACTGCCCGGCAATGCACGCCCTTGACAACTTCCATGAGGAAAATGACCGTCTGCCTACTCAGGAAGAGTGGGAGAATCTTTGCCCTGATTACTGGGTGTACCTTGGTTGGCACGGTGTGGACTCTGACCGTCTGTTTGCGGCCGCGTTCCGTAAGGATGTGTGCCCTACCAACCCTTGCGAGTCATGGGTGCATGAATACAGTCTTTGGGCTGATGGGTATGTCTGGGTTGTGTCGGATACAACCACGGGTGATTCTCTGGCAGGTATCTACGCCGATAGCGAGGAAGACGCTATCAAGCACTATATCGAAAACTATCAGTGAGAAAGTAGGAAAAACAATGACTGACATTAACATTGCACTCACCGTCGCACTTGACTGGGATACCCGATTCTGTTTCAGTTCTGAAGAATTGGGAATTAGTAAGGGTGAGTACGACTACGTGACACGCGGCGGCGACCTGCGCATTAGGGAAGACTTTGAGGCTATGGCCGCTGAAGCCGTGGACGATCTACACAAGCCTGTTACCGTGCTTGGTAAGACTCTCAAGGCGAGTGACATTGCTAGGGAGATGCTGAGCGACGACTGGGAAGCATATGTCAACAGCTGTATTGCACACCTTATCGCAATGGAAGAGATTAAGGAAGTCTGGTAATGTTTGCGGTCGCCTACTATGGCCTATTCCTTACCTTTGTCGCCGTCCCTGTCGCCGTTTACTGTCACCTGACCGAAAAACACAACAACAGAAAGTGAGAACAACAACAATGGACACTGAAACTCTGGTTGCTAAAATTACCAAGCTCAACGCCGAAATTAGCGCGCTGACTGAAGCACGTGACGCACTCAAGGCAGAATTGTGCGCGCAGTTCAACGCGGGAGACAAGATTCAGGTAGGCGACACGCGCGTTACGTTTGCCGTGCGAAAGACTATCAACGCGGCGGCTGTTGAAGCCCTCCCGGCGTTTAAGAAACTGCCAAAGGCAGTGCGTGAGTCGGTTTATGACAAGCCTAAGTTGAATACTAAGAAACTTGCCGCGCTTGATCTACTCGACCTGTCGCCCGCTACTACCGTGTCGGACGTGTACGCAACGTTCCGATGAATTGGAAGCAATACGGGACGGGCGACAGTGGATACACTGTCGAACAGGTGGAAGCTGTCGCCCGTTCCCTGGAAGAACAAGAACTGCAAGAATATTCAACCATGTGGCTTGAAGCGGTACGACAGATGCGGGCCGCTGAGATTATCCACAACAACCTAGGTGTGGGAGCCGAGGTCGAACTGCCTAACGGCATGTCAATTTATATTGAAAGTGAGTAATCAAAATGTTTAGCAACTATGTTGACGGCGACACATTCAACCAGCGCGAACTGGATAGCGACGTTTTCGCGGAATGCTTCAACGCGAACGAAATTGACGGCTACCGACGTAGCAAGGACTCGGAGGAAGACTGTTACAACGCGTGGGAGTATTGGGACGAGAAGGGCCTGTTCTCTGACTGGCTAGAGTGGCGTTTTGAGGAAGACGGCTACCTCGGCTATGACGACAACCCGCAAGACGGGATGTTTGTCTGGATGCAAGACTACGAACAGTGTGTCGTTCTGCCCGGCGACAATGAATTGCCGTCCGACGTGGTTGCTATGTTTGACCGTGACTCACTGTATGAAACTGTCTATGCGGAGGGTATTGTCCGGGACGGTGTTTTCTACGCCACTACTATTGCGAGGGAGCTTGACTAATGAATATCAATACACTGTCTGAAACCGGCGAGATTACTGTCTTCCAAGACGCTGACACGGGCAACACGTATATTGTGGAACCAGTGCTGGGAACCACGGAACCTATAGATATGGCAGATGAGCCTTATCTGTTTATTGGGGAGTGCGACGACTTTATGAGGTCCGATAACCTCGTGTTCAAGACGCTTGGTAGGTATATTGCAGTGCATGATGAAACACCTGCCAACGTGGGAGAATACGCTAAGTTGTTCAAGGGTGAACTGTGCTCACACTTCAAGTGCGACGATGGGTGGGAGGACTATGACTTTATTGAGTCATACGGGCAGATTCTAGCGGTCAATAAGCGGCTAGGGAGCGCTGAAGAATGGCTGAACTATCTCAACATGTGGGACGACGGGGAAGTATATTCTGTCCTCGACTGTTCGACCGGAATTAAGGTCACTGACATTTACGCTGAATACCATGAGGATGCACTTGAGCTTTATCTCAGGGATGGGGAACTTGCATCACTGAAGGCACGAGTCAACAAGGTATTGGAGGACTAACTAATGGACAATGCTTATATTCAAGTGTTGACAGACGGGACAGGTATCGTTGTGTCGCATGACTTTGATATGGGTATCGGTGTCATTGCGGGACCGCGTATTCTCGCCCGTCTTACCAAGGAACAGGTCAAAATGATTAGGGAGGCTAACTAATGAATCTTGAAGAATTGACTAAGATGTATAGCGACGCTTGTATGCGCGCGGTGGAAGATGCTATCCATGAGCTTACTAACAAGTGGGACAGTAAGGTAGTTGACCTGTTGAACGCGGGCGATTATTATATCTGCGCTGAGTTGTACGGGGATAGTCTGAGTATTCTCGCCTATATTGGCAAAGACGACTACTACGGGTACAAGCGCTATCTCAACTCTGACATGCAACGCGACGTTCAGGAAATGTTCGACAAGCTAGGGGCACAAGTTGTTCTCAACGCAATGATCTACTGTGGCTGGGAAGAAACTACACATACGATTACTTGGGAGATTAAGTAAATGACCTTTGCACCGCGCCACTACCAGGAACGTGTACTGGAAGGACTGGCAAACAGCAAAACGCCGTACACGGGACTGGTAGGCGCGGGCCTTGGTACGGGCAAGACGGCAATGAGCGTGTGGAACGCGCTTAATGCTTTCGGTAGCACTATCGGGGAGCAGATTATTCTCATTGTCGCCCCTGTCCGTACTGAGTCAGGCTGGCGCTCGCACTGGAAGACGCTTGCCGGAATTGACATGCGCACGCTGTCTGGTAAGAAAACCAAGGCCGCGCTTGCAGTGTGGGACGATCTGGAAAACAGTGTACCCGGCGTGTACTTTATTACCTGGGAGCTTATGCGGTCCCGCAATAAGGAAAAGCGGTGGGACGGGCGCGCGAAAAAGTACGTCTACAAGTCAATGGCTAAGCCATTCTACGGTGTGGACTTTGGGATGGTTATTGCAGATGAATGGCACCGCGCGTGCAACCATTCCAGCCTCAACTTTGACGTGGCACGACACATTCAGGCGCGCTACCGTCTCGCACTGTCGGCAACGCCCGCTGGGAATAAGCCGTGCAATATCTGGGCCGCGCTCAAGTTTCTTTGGCCTAACCATTACGGCGGTTACTGGGACTTTTGTGCCAAGTTCTTCAAGGAAGAGTCCAACCCGTTCAGTTCTTTCGGGAAGACTTACACGGGAGAGCGCTCGCCGGGTATGGTCCGTCGTGGAGCGCCCTCGTACCATGAAGTCTCACAGGCTGAAGCTAACCCTGAGCTTCCAGGCGTGATTATTCACCGTGTGGAAGTGGAACTGTCCCGCGAACAGCGCAAACTGTACGCTCAGCTTGAAAAAGACGCGCTTACGTACCTGGACGACAAGCCGCTTGCACTGTCTATCCCGATGGAACTTGACTTGCGTCTGCGACAGATGACGCTGGGAGTCCCCTCGTTCAACGAGGACGGGACTGTCGATTACAAGGAAGATTGTAAGTCTTCCAAGCTGGATGCAATGATGGATATTATTGCGGACCTGCCTGAAGATGAGCCTGTCGTCGTGTGGGTGCATAGTCAGAAGTTCATTAAGGCCGTGCTACACCGTCTGCGCAAGGCTGGTATCTCGTGCATTGAAGTCTCTGGTAAGTCTCGCGGGGACTTCCACGCAATGATTGACGGGGACGTGCGTGTCATTGTCGCGCAGCACGAGGCCATGAGCGAGGGAGTTGACGGACTTCAGCGGGTGTGCCATACTGAGATTTGGCTGAGTCAGTCTAACAGCCTTGTGATTAACGAACAGGCAACAGGCAGGCTCAACCGACAGGGGCAGTCTACGGCTGTCAACAGGTTCCTCATTCAGGCGACTAACACGGTGGATGATCGTGTGCTGGGACGCTTGCAGGAACGTTTCGACAGGCTCAAGGCATCCGGCCTTATCTGAAAACAAACAACAAACCAACTGAAGGGAGACATACCATGTCTGACAACAACCGTAACTTTGATGTTTCTTCGACCGTCTACTTTATTTTCTGTATCCTGTTCGCCGTAACAGGTATCTGGTTCCCCGCTGCGTTCATGTGGGTTGTCTGGGCTTTCGTGGGATACGTTGCCCTAATGGTTATTGTGGCAGTCATTGCCCTTATCATGGCAGTTGTCATGGTCCACAAGGCAAGTAAGTGGTTCTGAGCCATGCAGATTATCCAGCTCAACCACAAGACGGTTGCCAACCTCCTGAAGAAGTCAGTAGAAGAACACTGGCTTGAAGACAAGGATGCCTATATCCGCTTCACGGATGGGAGCACTGTGTGTATTCACGTGCTTAACCCTAAATGGGAGACTTACGTGTCACTGAACGAGCGTACGGAAAAGGAAAGCACCACCAATGGTGTGTCGTTTACCGACGAACAGGTGATTCACCTGTGGTACCCAAGCACGGGCGAAGAGCGTTTATTCACGTCGCGTACCGTGATGATTGGTTTTGACTTCGTGGGCTACTATGTGACTGACAGGCTTAACTATCCAACTCGACAGTATGTTCCTATCGTTGAGTTCCACTACTACGAAAAGGGAGAAGACATTGCCCGTAATGATTCGTGATATTTACGCACCGCCGCTTGGTTTTGGTTGGGAGAATCTTCCCACCCGTTACGTCAAGCGACAGTATCTTGACATTGAAGACGGGCTTGTCACTACGCCTAGCGGCGCAGTACTGGGTACTGGCACGCTGCCTAACGGACGGCTTGCCCTGCTCAACGACAGGGGCACCGTGTGCGCTCAGTGGTGGTCCGCAAAGGATGAAATGGTCGTCGTGGACCCGTTCGACAACCATGTGTTTGTCGTGCCTAGCGTTGACGATCTGAAGTGTAATGCGCGGGAGATGACCTCGGCACAGATCGACATTAAGGCGGCGCGCCCACTAGACCTGTCGATCATGTGGACTGACCCTGTTGCAGGTGAGTGTGGTTTTGACCGGGACGATCTCTCGATTGGTGAGCACCACTACTACACTGACCGTCTGAACGGTACTGTTCTCCTAGGTCTCGTGGAAGACGCGGACGGTAACTACGTGGTGTCTCGTAACTCGGTGCTGTGTCGTCTGCTGCGGTACGTGGACGGTGATCGTTTCGCCTTCAGTGACTACCGTAAGAAGGCTATTCCGGGACTACTGAATGATAACGGTAGTCTGTCGGACTTTGCCCGTAAGGTGCTGCTGTGGGCTAATAATCTGACTGATGAACAGCGGGAGATTCTTTCTCGATGAGAGAGTACATCAAGGCAGCGCGGGATGAGGCCGCTAAGTCACGGTGCGACCGTGCCCATGTGGGTTGCGTGATCGTTGATCGTGCGACAGGTCAGGTGGTGTCGAGCGCGTTCAACGAGACACCGCACGGCCTTGAGCCGTGCGACACGGGCGGGCACCGGATTGTGGACAACCACTGTGTGAACACTGTTCACGCGGAACGTAACGCGATTAGGAAGATGACAGAACACGGGAGCGAGTACACGCTTTACGTGACTCACTACCCATGCCAGGGTTGTGCTCACCTTATCTCGACTTGCCCTGAGATCGTGGAGGTTGTGTACCTTGGGGACTACAACAATTCCAGCGAGGCGACAGCGCTCCTGAGCGGTCTGTCGAAGGGAGTCCATCGTGGGGAAGAATAAGCTGGTCCTCCAAGTTCCACCTGGGTTCATGTTTACCGACATTGAACGGGACAAGGTGAGTAAGACACGATGGGAGGTTAATTCTGGCTCGAATAAGATCGTGCGCCACACTTCGTGTATCCCACTCTTCGGGACACGTGAGATGTGGAAGGTCGTTGAGGAAGGCGACTTTTTGGTTTTCATTGAGTCGCCACTAGATGACCTTCACTACTATGCGTGGAACCTTCATGTCATGAAGGAAGAGCAATACAAGGAGTGGACGAAGAATGAGTGAAATCTACGACAACATTATCCGGGAGCTGACTAAGCCTTCTGAGCGTGACAAGCAACGTAAGGTTGGCCCGTCTGAACTGGGAGACATGTGTGAGCGTTGCTTGGCAGAAAAGCTGCTGGGAGTCCACCAGGAGGAAAAGACGTATCCTCTGGCCCCGATGATTGGTACGGCCTTCCACCTGTACTTAGAGAACACGATTGGCCTTGAAGGGTACCTGAAGGAAACAAAGGTAACAGTTGGCGAGATTGAAGGGTATGGGGAGATTCGTGGGACTGCTGACGGGTTTGATCTTAGGAGCGGACATGTTGTTGATTACAAGGTCTTGTCGAAGAAGAAGATCAAGGCTTTCTCGTCTGCAACGTTCTTCGATGAGGACCGCAACCCTGAGTTCTATTCGGACTCGATGACCGAAGGCCAGATTAAAAAGTACTATTACCAGATGCAGTTGTATGGTCTGGGTATGGAGAACGCTGGCTATGAGGTAAATCACACATCCCTGATTTTGTTTCCCAGGGATGCTACAATAGAATCTGTCACAACGGCAACTCATGAGTTGTGCTTCAAGTACAACCGAGAAGCCGCCCTGGCTGTCCTGGAACGTGCCAACGAGATTTTCAAGTGGGCCACCAACAACCCGGACAACCTGGGAGAACTCGACAGCCATTCCGGCTGTTATTTCTGCGCTTTCAAGCGCTAAAAAGAAAGGAGAAACATGGGAAAGTTCGACTCGTTCCTCAATGGAATCAATATCGAAGTGTCTGACCCCCGTATCACCACCCCTAAGATCAAGATGCTGATCTACGGCATGTCGGGAACCGGGAAGACTTCGCTCGCAGTTTCGGCCTCAAAGGTTGAAGAGCTGGGGCCGGTCCTTTACATCGACTTGGAGCGCGGTACCGCACCGGCTGCCAAGTACGGCGACCTGGACAACATGCTTGTCGTCCAGCCAGCGACCTACCAGAAGTTTGCTGAACTCCTTGTCGAGATTAGCAAGAAGAAGGACATGCCGTTCAAGACTATCGTCATCGACACGGTTGACCGGCTTCAGGAACTTATCAAGTTCCACTTCAAGGCCACGAAACCCAATGACAGCTTTGCCATGTGGGACGCTACTTACGAGAAGATCATTGATCTGGTCAACAAGATCAGTTTCGACATGGGCCTGAACATCATCTGCATCACGCACGAAGCTCGTGAAGTGAACGATGTGTCCCGACTGTCACTGATTGGCCCCTCGTTTGAGGGTAAGCAGAGCTTCAAGAAACTGCCAGGCATCTTCGATATTATCGCCCGTATGACCTGGGAGGATGTGGGAGACGATGATAACGAAGAGCTGGTCACAGTCATGACCGTCCGGTCTTCGTCTGAAGTGCTGGCAAAGACGCGATTCGACCCAATGCCTTCCATGTCTGGAAATACGACAATGGAGAAGATCATGGGTTGGGTCCATGAGCATTGTGAAACACAGGAAGTAAAGGAAGAAAATGACGACTAGGTACCTCTCTATTAATGATGCGTCTGAGCGCACGGGAGTTGGTCGAACGACCATCCTGTACCGCATCAACACCGGGAAGTTCCCACAACCCGACGCAATCGTTACTTACAAGCGAACTGCCGCCCTCGGGTGGCTACCTGAAACCATCGAAGATTACAACACTGACAAGAAGGAGAACTGACCATGATTAACTTTGACGAACTGATGAACCTGGAAGTTGCCGAGTCCCTTAGCTTTGAGCCGCTGCCCGAAGGACAGTACAAGGTGACTGTCGATGCTGCCGAGCTGGGAGAGTCCAAGGCTGGCAAGCCCATGTATACTGTGGACTTCGTTGTCACAGAGGGCGACCACGCATCCCGACAGATTCGCTACTGGCTGGTCCTGGTCACTAAGAAGGGCCTTCACTGGGACTTGCCGAAGTTCTGCGAGGCATCCGGTAACGCCTGGCCCGACGAGCCGACCAAGCGTAACGAGGCGTACTTCAACCAGGTCGCACTTGACCTGGTTGGCAAGACTGCGACGATCACCGTTGCGATTGAGGAACGCGAGTACAACGGTGAGATGCGCAAGAACAACAACATCAAGAAGGTTGAGTGGGACGAGGCCAAGACCAAGAAGAAGTCTAAGGCCACCCGGATCGAACTCTGATCTTTTTCGGCGGGCCGTATCTTGACACCAGGGTACGGCCCGCCGTACTATATACAAGCAGAAAGGAGAGCAATGAACCTTAAAGAGTTCTTCCAAGCAGTCCTCCCAGACGGTGAAGGCTGGACCCCCATCATCCTCAAGGGTCCGATGGGCGGTCTGACTAACTTCCGGTGGTTTGAGCTGCCAGCGCAGCTCGATAAAATGGTGGCATACGCCGAGGCTAACGCTGATCTGGACGTGTACTACAGCCCCTTTCTCTACACCAAGCCCCCGGCCCTGTCGAACACGAGGCACGCAGCCAAGGATAACGTCATCAAGGCCGCGTGCGTCTGGTCAGACGGCGACGACTGCCCTACCGACAAGCTCCGTATCCAGCCGACGATCAAGGTCCAGACCAGCGAGAAGCACTGGCAGGGATACTGGCTGCTCGAAGACGCAGCCGACCTGTCGAACGACATGCTCGAAGCCCTTTCACGAGGACTCTACGAGCACCACAAGAACGACGGCATGGACCGAGGCTGGCCCCTGTCGAAGAAGCTCCGTGTCCCTTTCACTCATAACTGCAAGCGCGTCAAGCCCTGGGAGATCACGCTCACAGTCAACGACGAGGCGATCACCGCCGCTGAGTTCGCAGCAGAGTACCCGCCTGTCGAACGCATGGGCATTGAGGAAGAAGACTTCCCGACCGACATCCCCTCCATGTTTGAGGTGTTGGGCATGGTGAACCGCAGCTACATCACGGACCTGGCTACGGATGACACCTTCAACGATGACGAAGACCGCAGCTCGAAGATGTACCATCTTCAGTGCGCCCTCTGGGAAGAGGGTTGTTCAATTGTTGAAGCATTTGCCGTTGTGCGCGCCACTGAGTTCAACAAGTTTGAGGCAGACGGACGTGGCGACGGCTACCTCTGGAAGCAGATCAATCGTGACTATGCACGTTGGAAGTCTGAGCACGATGGCCCCACGGAAACCGATCTCGAAGCGACAACCCGTATCGGCTCGTCCTACCTGCTGAGTGAATCGCGTGAGCTGTCGTTGCAGGATGTTGACTTCCTACACGGGGACGAGGAAGAACCGATGGGCCTGTTTGTCGATCAGTTCGCGGCATGGGCATCAACCAAGTCTGCAATGGCCCCCAAGCAGTTCCACTACGCGGGCGCTCTCGCTATCCTCTCAAGCATGTTCGCTAAGTATGCGTTCCTCCCTACGAACGTACAAAAGATGCCGTTGAACCTATACTTCCTGGTTCTGGGACGTACTACCCAGTCTCGTAAGTCAACGTCTTTGCGCCTGGCAGAGTCCATGATGCGCGACATTGCGGTGGGTATCGGCAAGGGGCCGGATGCTTTCATTGCGCCTGAAGATTCGACAGGCGAGGCATTGTCCGCGTATCTGCGCACCAAGCCGAAAGAGAGTGGTCTCTTCGCTATTGACGAGGTGCAAGACTTTTTCGCACATGCTGCCCAAAAGGGTAGCTACATGGCATCAATGATGCCGTTCCTTACCAAGAGCTACGACGGCTACATTCCGGCTGTCGCACGTAAAGACAAGGGCGGCAAGGTGGCCTACCAGACCGCTACCCCGTACTACATGACGTTTTACGGGACGGGCATCTTGGATCAGGCTGCGAAGCACCTAACGACAGAAAAGGTCGAGTCTGGCTTCACGCCCCGTTGCCTTGTTGTTATTGACGACAGGGATAAGTACATCACGTCCTCTCAGGATGTGAAGCTCGTGACCGTGAGCGCATCGACAGGTAAGGTTGAAGACAAGCAGCGTGACTTCATGGTGTCGAACCTTATCAAGTCTGTGACCAAGTTCGACGTGGCTTTCAATGCTCGTCGTGCGCAACGCATGGAGAATGAGGAAGTCCGTATCCCTATCGAGTTTGAGCCGGGCGTGTTCGAGCGCTGGATTGAGTTTTCGGAAGAGGCTAAGGTGCTTGCTGAGCGGCACATGCTGAACAGTCGTGAACTGTTCCCTGGCACTGAGCGTATGACGTTCTCGGTGCTCCGTATCGCGGCTCTGCTTGCCATGTATAACGGGCCGACGACCAAGGGTACGGTCGTGGTATCAATGCGGGAAATGCTGAAGGCTATCTCGCTTGCGTCCATCTGGCTGTCGAGCAATGAAGTGTTCATCCACCACGTGAAGAACTCTAACTTCAGTAACAAGGTGGATAAACTCATCAACTTTGTTGCACGCACCGACAACGGCATGGTGGCTATTCCTAAGCTCATGTTGAAGTTCCAGTCTGAAATCAGTGGTATGCGTGAGCTGAAAGAAATCATCACGTATGCCCAGGCACGCGGAACTATTCAAGAAGTTGTGAAGGGTAAAACGAATAACGAAAGATTCATTAAGTACACGGGAGGGCAAGTATGAAGATTTTGACTGAAGATTGCGACAAGCTGCCAGTTTTTGCACAGATTCTTCTGAGGCGTGCGCTAGTGGTGTCCGGCCTGTCAGAAGACATGCACGTCGAAATCACTGATGACGTGAACGATGAGGACATCAAGATTACTCTCGGCACGGTCAAGGGCTACAAGGGTAATGCGTACAAGACGCTCTCACCTAAGCAGATTGTCACTAACCCACAAGCTGGTCTGTTCCTGGCTCAGGCGTTGCAGTATGCCTACCTTGGTGCGGAGCAGCTTGGTCTGAAGCAAGGCGAAGACTGGGTGATCTGGCAGGGTGAGGACATCACGTTCAAGCCGGGTACTCTGATTGCGCTCGATATTGAGTCCGCAGGTGACATTGACGAAGACACTTTTGCGGCTGGCCGCATCCTCTCGATTGCGCTGTGGAATGGCAAGTTCGGTGTCGTCATCCCTGAAGAGCTTGCCGAGACCGACAAGGCAACAGAGCTTATCAAGCGTCTGTGCGACACCTGCACTGTCATCTGTCACAACGGTACGTTCGACATGCCCTACCTGTCGAAGCGACTAGGCATCCGCGTGTACCATCACGAGGACACGTTGCTCATGCACTTCGTGCTCGACAACCTGGCTGGTGAGCATGGCTTGAAGCCTCTCGCTCGTCGCTGGTTGCGCGCTGAAGACTGGGACTCGGATGCTAAGTCTTACCTGAAGGGTGGGGCGTACTTCGAGAACATTCCCAGGGAAAAGCTCTACGAGTACAACTTGGCAGACGTGGTGTGGACCTTCAAGCTGTACGAGTACTTCCTTCCCATGCTTAAAAACAGCGGAAAGTACGACTACTATCGCTACCGTATGCAGGTCACGAAGGTTCTGAACGACGTGCAGATGAACGGTGTGGCCGTGTCGCTCGAAGCACTCGATGAGCTGGAAGAAAAGTACAAGCGTCAGTGTGACGAGAACCTTGTGACACTGCGTGAGCACGCGGGCGAGGACTTCAACCCACAGTCCCCTAAGCAGATCAAGGACTACTTCACGTCCAAGGGCGTGTCATCTCCCTCGTTCGACTCGGACCACCTGAAGAAGCTGAAGCGTGAAGGTAAGGAAGTGGAGTTTATCGACGCTCTGCTCGCCTACCGTTACGCCGCTAAGGTGATTGGCTCGTTCATTGCTAACGTACGCCGTAAGGTTGGTGAAGACGGGCGTATTCACCCGTACTACCTGCCTCATGGTGCGAAGACGGGTCGCCTGTCTGCTAAGGGTCCGGCGATTCAGACGATGGGGCGCGACAGTGGTATCAAGCGTGCCCTTGTCGCTGAGCCTGGCTGCAAGATCATCTCGTGCGACTACTCTCAGGCAGAGCTGCGCACTGTCGCTGAGCTTGCGGACGACGAGGCCATGATTGCTGCCTTCCAGCCGGGCGCGCCTGACTTCTTCGATGACCTGATGACGAAAATCTGGCCTGAAGAGTTCCCGACAATCGAAGCATACGAGGCTTTCAAGCACGAACACCCAAAGACTGCTAAGAACAGGCGCGCACTGGTCAAGAGTGTGGTGTACGGCCTCAACTATGGTCGTGGTGTGGCTGCTATTGCGACAGCCCTTGAACAGCCAATTGAAGTTGCACAACATGTTGTTGATCAATACCTTGGTGCCTACCCAGGACTTCGAGACTGGCAGGCACGAGTACGCCACAGTGTCGGACGCAAGGAAGAGGACAACGAACGTAAAACCAAGTTCGCCCTCACCTTCAACCCCCTGTTCGTGTCGGACAGCAACTACAGTTCGACACAGAACGAGGCATTGGCCTTTGTTCCACAGTCCACAGCTAATGACATCTGCCTCAACGCGGCGATCAAGATCAACGAACAAGTAGGACAATACGGTGCTAAGCTGATTGGCCTCGTTCACGACGCAACCTACGTCGAGTGCCCAGAAGAAACCATCGAAGAGTGCTCGAAGATGATGGAGCGCGAAATGGCTCAGGCAGCGACCCTCGTGTTCAACCGCGTACCGTTTGCCGCTGAAGCAGAAGTCGGCAACAACTGGGAGGAAGTGTGACAGACTACAAGCAGGCACCCTGTAGTGGAGCACCAACCGAATGGTTCTACGACCCGACACTCTACGAAACAGTTGTGAGGGCTTTTTGTAATGAGTGCCCTGTCAAGGAACAATGCCTTCAAGACTGTCTGATAGCCGAAGAAACACCAATCGACGGCAAAAAGTTCCGCTCTGGTATTTTTGGTGGCCTCTCACCGACAGGCCGAAACAGGCTCATGGGTACCGGATATGCAGTCATCACCGAAAACTGGACGGAGGAAGATAATGACGATGACAGTAATAGCAATTGACCCCGGCGTGAACACCGGCCTCGTTGTGGCACGTGTCGAAGAAGAGGTGGAGATTCTACACTTCGACCAGTTCATTTGTGCGACACATATCGAGACAGTAGAGCGCATCAAGCAGTACCTTGACGAGTACCCACAGGCCGTGATCGTGGCTGAGCAGTTCGATCTTCGCCCGTCTAACAAGTTCACAGCAGACCTTACCCCCGTGAAGGTCAACGCTGTGCTGGACTGGCTTGTCGATGACATTCACTACCAGACACCCGCTCAAGCCAAGGGCCTGGTTAAGGACACGACACTGAAGAATTTGGGCTGGTGGCTCACAGGTAAGGACGTAAACTACAAGGACGCAAACGATGTGAGAGACGCATTTCGGCACCTCGTCTACTATCTCGTTCATGAGCTGAAACACAAGTGGACACTCGACAACGGGTGGCCTAGATAGCGAAAACCCCTCTGCTAGGAAAGGAGAACTAGCA